CTTCTCATTGCCCCATTCTTCATCGTCCATGTAGCGATGGCCGAAGAGGGCTACGCATATTTCAGAGACGCGTCGGTTCTCCTCCGGGCTCGGCTTCCGTTCTGGTTGTGTCGGTGTCATCGTCAGTCTCCTTGGGGCTTCGTTCGCCACTTCTCCACAATCGCGTGAGAAAACCCATTGCCGTGAGAGGTGATCTTGCCAATGACTGAAGCAGCATGATCCGGTTCGCCCCTTGCCCCTGAACGATTCAATCAGTGCGGCCCACTGTCTCGCCTCTTGCTGGCGTGCGTCAGCCTCGGCGGCACGGACAGCTTGGATGAAAAACTTGGCCGTCGAGAATGGTGAATCACCAGCCTTGCGATGGAGAAAAGCCTGCTTCATGTCCTCGTAGGCTGCGGCGATCCTCTCCTCCGGGCTTGGCGTCCGTGCGGCACCGTCCACCATTCTGCCCTCCGATTGCGCAATGGCGTCTCGCAACGGCTTCGTCTCTTTGTCCCACTTCTCCCGAAGCTTCTCGAACAGCTTTGACGCCTCCGAGTTGGGGTCGTCCAGTTCTTTCAGTAGCCGTTCGACATCCTTGTACTCTGGTTGTGTCGGTGTCATCGGGTACTCCTCGCTTCTGGATACTCCCTGATTCTGAGGTCCGGCGGGAATTCCGCCATGTCGCCGCCCTTCTTGTCTCTCAGCCGCACCCGGCAATCCGCCCCTTGGTAGTCCTCGCGGAATCCGTGAATGTCGTGCTCAACGTCCATCTCGGCGTGGCACTCGTCCAGCCATTCGGAAACCATGTCGTTCCGCGTGACGACGTTGCCGCCGAGCTGCTTGACAAACACCGGAACATTCGCGGCTTGGCATTGCTTGACGAGTGAGCGTATCCATCCTGGACGACACGGACGGCAGCCGTGGCCACTCTCACCGCCAACGATTACCCAATGGATGTCCGGTCTGCACGGAACCTCTTGGGTGTCGCCGTCGCCGTTGTGCTCTACGCGAAGTGTGTACATCCACTCAGACAGGTCCACCGGCCCCAATAGCGGCTCGATCGACAAGAACCGCACCACTGCCGGCGTCTTCAGCAGGTGCTCAATGCGTTCTTCGGCCCGCTGCTGATCCTCGACGCTCACGCCGAGCCAGACGTTGTTCCGCACGACGAAGCCGCTCGGATGGGTTCTGACGTGTTCTCCCATTCCATTCTGCGGCCACATGCCTCGGATGTTCTCCGGCCGCTTCGTCAGCAGCAGCCAGTCAAGGTTCGGCGTGGCGTCGATGAGGTCGAACAGACGCCGGCGCACGGCATCCAGGTCGATCGGTATGCCGCTGACATGGCACGTCTTCACGTCGCCCTGCGCGTCATGCACCGACCCGTTCCAGTCTTCAAACACATCCGCCAGAGACGCGCAGAACACGCGATGCCGCTCACCCGCCTTCGCCGCAGCTTTGTTCCACTTCACCGGCAGACGCCAATACGATTCCGCAGCAACGACGCGCTTGCCTTGCGGCCCCCATACACCGAGAGTGCCGGGGTTGCGGCCTGACATGGTTTCGGCATAGCAATGCGCACAACCTGGGCTGACCTTCGTACAGCCGCGAACGTGGTTAAAAGTGTGGTGAGTCCACTCGATCTTGGTTTCAGCGCCCATGTTTCATCCTTTTCGGTGGTCACGTTTCTCGAATCCTGATTCCGTATTCCGCCAGCATGTGCCTCTTCTTCCAGCGGTAGACTTCTGTCCTTACGCCTTTCGTGTCTTCCACGATCTCTCTGCCACCTTCGAGGTAAACGGCGTCTGCCACATACTTGCCGACCACCTTTCCTCCGAAGGCGTGAAGCTCGTACTCCACCTGCCGCCGCAAGCACCTGATCTGCCCCGCCTTTTCGAGCAGCTTCAGCTCGCCGTAGCGGTTCGCCTCGCGTGCCGAAGCGAACACGGTGCCGTCGATTGTTGTTCGGCGCGCTCCATATTTGTGCTTTCGCTTCGGCACCGCCTCTCCGAGCTGGGCGGCGATCTTCGCGGCTGTCGCTTTGTCGACGCGGATCATGCTCATTCCTTCGCTTTCGTCTCGTCGCCCCGGTGGCTCTCGCTGGGCTCAACGTGCTCGGAATACCAGCGATCGGCTTCGACAAGGGCAGTGAATGGGTCGGGCCAGCCGCGAACATCACAGCAGATGCTTTTCAAGAATTGCGGCTTCTGCCAAAACTGATACTCCGCTGGCGTCGACTCGCACGGAGTCCAACTGCCGTTGATGAGCTTGACGCTCCACCCGCGCCGTTGCATCACGTCAAACGCATTTCTCGCCAGAGCGATAAACTCGTTGGTAACAGCATCTCGCACCGTAGCGAGCATTTCGGTTACTCGTCGCCCTTGCTCATCGCAGCACTTTCTCAGCAGCATGTGACGGATGCCCGACAGTCTCTCCCCGTCTACCACATGGCCATCAAGGTTGACGGTCTTTGCTTCCCACGGTGCCGCCGCCAGGTCTTTCAGTTGCTCCGGTGTCATGATTGCCGTCCTTCCGCCTTGGCGATGGCTTGCCTCATTTGACAACAGCACTCGTGCGTCTCGGGGTTGCCGCCTCCAGCTTCCACAGCCACCTCAAGCGCAGAGAGCCCACGTTTCAGAGCCGCGAGCATGTCTTGGGCAGCCTGCATCAGCGTGGCCACCTTCTCGACCTCTTTCGGCGTCGTGCCCCGTCCAGGAATTAGATGTGCGAGCCACCTATTGATAACGATCTCGCGGCCCTTCTCCGTCGTCCAGTTTTGCAACTGGTAAATGGTGGCACCTTCGCGCCGCCACTCGTGCTTCACGTCACTCACGGTTCACGCTCCTGCGGCCCCAGCCGCGTTATGGTTCACAGCTTTTCCCACTCCAGTCCGAGCCGCTGCGCCGTCTCACGGTCTATGTCTCTGCGGTCTTCGTCCCGATCGCACTGGCAAGCCCATCCCGGCGCGCCGCAATCGCATATCGGGTCGGACTGCTCTGGATCGGCGCAGAAACACTCGGTTTCCGTGCATTCTTTTCGGTGCTGCCACTTCATTATTTCCCCCTCGCTGTCCCAGCCCCCGGTTCACGCCCCTTCTTTCCCCTCGAACACATCGACCGTCTCCTTGCAGGACCAGCGGCCAATGCGGATCGCCAACGGCGCCGGCGAGCGCAGCCAGCGGCGGGTTGTGGTCGTGCGGCGGGGCTTGGCGGCCTTGGGGGTCACGGATAGTCCTCGCCGTTGACCTGCGCGTCCGTGTAGTCGTCCAACGTGATCACGTCGCCAGCGTCGATGATGCCGTCCAACTCATCGCCAGAGCAGGACCAGCCGCAGCCTTCCACCGAGCAAGTGAAGTGCGAGCCTTCGTTGTAGTAGCCGTAGTTGCCGCACCGATAACAGCAGATCAGGCAGATGTGGCCTGCGTCTCGCTGTTTCAATGCCGCTGTGACGTTCGGATCGTCCCATGCGCTTCTGTAGCCTACGCTCATCGTCCTACCTCGCTCTGTGGGGTCGTGCGGCGGGGATGTTCGATTCCCCACCACACCGAGCCATCGGCGAAACCGATTCTCTTCTCGTCACCGCTGAGGCCGTAGTATCTTGCCCATGGCCATTCGTAAAACTCTTCCTCGATGGCGTCGTAAATCTCGTCAATGTGATCGATGAGGAGCACCGCTCCGCTCGTGTCCCAGTTACTCAAGCTCCATGCGGAGTCGATTCGGACGATGAAGTGGTTGGGTCGATACATGATCGGTGCAAGACCGATCCACTGCTTGCCGTCGCCGAACGTCCGTGCGACCAAACGTGGCGTTATGTATCGCGGTTGGCCCCACCACAGCACACGGGTGCGCCGTTCGATTCGCTTGCGAAGCTTCAGTTCGTTCATCGTCCTACCTCGCTCATGGGTTCTCTGGGGGGCCTTAGATTCCAGCTCCGTCGATGAACTTGCCGGCCAGGTGCAGGTAATAACGGTCGAACGTCGGTATCTCGCCGCGTTCGTGCTTCTCATAGCAGGCGCGGCAGACCGAAACGCCGCCTCCGTTTCCATTCCACAACTCATCGGGAAAGTCGTTGCTAACAATGTCGCCGTTGAAAATCGGCACGCCCCACTTGTATGCGTCTGGTTCGCCGCAGATGTAGCAGTCAATCATGTTCGACTGCATGCGGATTTCGAGGATTTCGTCGCTCATGGGTTCTTACTCTCTCCTTGGGCCGTCACGGGCGGCCTCCGGGGTCATCAGAACAGACCTCGCTGGGGCATGTTGCGCATCACCAACACCTCGGGCGCATCACTGTTCGTTTGCTTCTTGCCGCCTTCGAGCGCTCGCCATTCCCAGCCTGCCCCGTACAGCTTGCGAATGAGCGGGTGGTCGTAGAACCGGCACACGATGCGCGTGTGCTCGAAGCGAGCGAGCGCATCCCGCAAGCGCGTATGCCACGCTGTTTCCTCGGCCTCGGTCTGGCCGGCGTTGTGCAGATAGCGGCGTCCGGCGACAGGAAAAGGCGGGTCGCAGTAAATGCCGTTCTTGGGCAAGTCCTCGCAGCGGTCGAGGAAGTCGAAAGCGTCCATCGTCTCGAAGGCGCAGCGGCGTAGCGACTTCGCGAACAGAGCCAGCGATCGCAGGGCCGTGAAATAGCGGGTGACCGAGCTGCCGCCCGATGCGCTCCACCTGGTTGACGTGCGGCCGTTGAACTCGTCGTCGGTGCCGGCTTTGCTGGCGCGTCCCATCCAGCAGCAGACGAAATACCTCTCGGCCGCTGCGAGGTCCGGCGTAGTAGCTGGTTGGTTCGCCTTGCAAAACACCTGTGCGGCAGCCAGCTCATCTGGGTGGAAAGAGTTTCGCCGCGCCTGACGAATGAGTTTTGCCCGCAGATCGTTATCGCGAGCGACGCGGGCCAGGTTGATGATGTGCCGGTGCAGGTCATTGACGAGAATGCTGCTGGCCTTGATGTGCGGCACCTCGGACATGCTGCCGGCGAACGGGATACCGACCCAGTAGCAGCCTTGCAGCGCCTCGCCTACGTGACTGGCCAGCATCCGGTTACTCCCCAACCATCCAGCCAATGCGGTTATCTCGCTCATGTCCTTGCTTCCTGGCGGCCTCCGGGGGCGGTTGGGGCCTCGGCGAGAGCCGCGAGCAGTTGCCTGCCCAAATATTCCGTGTAAGCGGGCGGGATCGCCTGCGCCAGTTCCTTCCGCTCCATCCAGTCGATGCCCATAGCTGCCCTTGCTTCTGCGAGATCTCGCGGCTTGCGGCCTAGTCCGCCGGTCGGTTTCCGTCGCGGCGAATGCTGAAACGATCCGGTCCCACTTACGTCGATTGGATGCGGCTGCTGCGAATGACGGCACCAGGGCACCGTGCGCGGCCTGTAGCTCGTCTCGAAATGGCGATGACGACGAACGCCGAGGTTGAAGTAAGAGCCACAGAGAAGGGTCGGCCTCACCAACGGAGCGCCGACGACGTTTTCGATGATCCACGGCAAGCCGCTCACTTGCAGCGTCTCACGAACGCGGGCCACAAGGTCGGGATAACTGCGATCCTTGTGCAGCGCCTTGAGGGTCGTATAGGACTGACACGGCGGGCTCGCGTGAATGGCCGCGAAGTCCTTGAGCCAGTAACGGCTCGTCTCGCTCGGGCACAGACTTCCCTTGCCGAGCAACACATCCATGATCCACAGCGCCTCTTGTTGGACGAACTCGAACGGGTAGCGCGGCTGCGGCTTCACATCGACGCCGACCACCTCGAATCCGGCCCTGTAGTAGCCCATGGCCGCGCCGCCTGCGCCGCAAAAGAGATCCAGTAATCGTGGCCGCATCGGTTCCTACCTCATCCTTGGGCCGCCCCCGGACGGCCTAAAGTGCCGTCAGGCGGTTACTCATCGACAAGAACGCCCCAGCCACAAACCTCAACAGGCAGGAATATCTCGGTGAAGTGCTCCAGCCACGGCACGAGGAACAACGGATGGATAACGGCCCGATGTGGCCGGTCGCTGTCCGACATGACGTGATACATTGGCTTGTCGTCGTCGGCATGCTTCCACACTTCCGCCGCATCGTCGTAGTAGGCCACGAAGAAGCCGTTCTTGGCGTACAACGTGATCCCGTGGCCGCGATTCAGAGTCCATGCTGACTTGCGGAATTGATGCTGCTCGCGGTCGTTCGCGAAATCGCGCGCTCGCTGTCGCCAGTCAGCGCATGCTAGCCACGATTTCCCGGTGTCGCCGCAACTAGCCATGATCGTGTCGAGGATTTCTCGGCGGGCCTGTAGTTCGCGTTCCTGGTCTGCGATGCGGTCGCCCATTTCGTTGCGGATGCGAATGTGTTCGTCGCACGACTGCTGCAACATGCCCACTTCCTTGCGCAACTGCTGAATCGTATGCTCGCTCATACTGATCTCCTTTTCATCCCTGGGTCGCCCGCTTCTTCCAAAGCCCCACTTCCCGCATCACCCGCCCCAGGAGCCGCCGACCTGGGCCAGTCCTGGGGCATTGGTTTTCTCATGAGAAGAGAGGGTTCTCCTCTCGCAGCTTCCGTTCGCTCATCTCGACATAGACTTCGTTCAACTCGACCCCGATAAAATCGCAGCCGAGGCGAGTTGCCTGGATGCCGGTGCGGCCACTGCCAGAGAAAGGATCAAGTACCTTCGCCGGCCTTGGTTCCGCTGGCGTACATGAGCACGTTGGCCACCAGTCAAGTGTCTTCGTTTCCGGGGCTAGGTTGCAGGCGCCGTTGGCCTGGCCACCGCCCTTGAAGTTCACCTCGGGGCGCTGAGGTGATCCAGGATTCGGATGTGGCCGCTGCGTCTTCTCGAGGACTCTGACCCACGGCTTACCGCAGGTCGGACAGTAGCCCCGTGCGCTGGTGCCTGCCCTCAGACACCGGTAGACCAGTTCCGACGGGAACGCTGCGTAGTGCTTCTCCTTCAGCGGCTCGCTACCGATGGTCCACACATCGCGCAGGTTCGCCCCATCGCAGACGGTTTCGTGGTCGTGCTTCACAGCGAATTGCTCGTCGGGGTCGTCAATGATGCGCGTGTAATGATCACGGCTGATGGTCGCTTCGGCCGACGCCTGCTTCACCGCTTCGCCGTCGCAGAAGTAGTCGGCCGACTTTGCCAGCATGAGGACCGGTTCCCAGCTGGACGTGGGACGCCAGGAACCTCGGCGAAGGCGATAGCCGCCGTGGGGTTCGCACTTCTTGCAGCCTGGGCAGTCGAGCCACGTGGCTGTCGATGCGAATGCCTTGCCGTTCCTGTCACCATGCGGCTTCTGGCCGGTTGGTTCGCCTTTCTTGTCACGGGCGCGAGCGGAGGCCTCAGACTGAACGCGGCATCTGGCCCAATGCCAACCGAATACGCTTGTCGGCATCGGCGCGGGCTTGTGCCAGATAACTACGCTGCGCACTATCCACCCGTCGTCTTGCAAGGCGATCGCCAACCTCTGAGGGATCAGGCACAGGTTGCCAGCCCCGATACCGTCGGGTGCCGGAATCCAGTGTCCGCCGCGGCGGGAACGGATTTCGTCCATACCACCAGCTGCAGAGTGAGCGTTCAGGTTGCCACTGTGCCCGCCAGACTTCCCAGTAGCGCTGTACGTGTCACCGATGTTCAGCCAGCACGTTCCGTGATTCGCCAATACGGTTCGCACCAGGCGGAACACGCGAACCATGTTCTCGACATATTTCTTGGGCGTAGTTTCGAGTCCAAGCTCCAATGATTTCAGCGGATGGTCCGCTGGCAGATAAGAGCGAAGATTCCAATAAGGCGGCGAGGTCACTACCACGTCGACGCTGCCCGATTCGAGCGAGGGCAACACGTCAAGCACATCACCATGTAGGATTCTCGTCGTCATCGCTTCCTTACTCTTTCGCTCTCCAATCCAGCCCCATCTCTCGGCCGCACATCGCTCATGCGGTCGACATTCCAATCAGCTTCGCGAGCAACGGCACAGGTTTGACAGTCGGATGAACTGGGTCACGAGTTGATGACCAATCATGTCTGATGACTGTTCTTGGCCTCTTTCCGTTCAGCGGCCGTCTCCCCTTCATGCCATAAAAGATTGCTTCCCACGCTTCCCCAAATCCGCATTCAAGGTCACCAACCGTGCCAGCATCGCCTTTATCCCAGGCGAGTACGTGCTTGCCACCGAACACATCTTGAGCGTCAGCAATCATTCGTGGCGACGCGAAGGCATACCAGTGACGATTCTCCTTCAACGCCATCAAGATCATTGGCCACGCTGCCGCTACGACCCCCAATGACTCGTCGTTTGCGATAGGTTTTGTGAGCTTGTGGCTACGTGACCTCCTGGAGGTCACGTAGCCGATGCCGTAGGGCGGATCAGTAAGCACTAAATCAGCAATGGTGTGGCCCAGCGTCGGCAACACTTCCCTGCAATCCCCATGGAAAATGCTAATCCCGTCGTGCTCGTAGTACGGCTTCATACCCTCTCCATCGCTAACCGCGCCAATCCAGCCCCATCTCCAGAAACACCCTGCCAGCTAACTCCCGCGAGCCAGGCTCCCTCAGCTCCTCGACAACCGCTTCCAATCTCTCGAACGGCCACGATTGCTTGCCATCCATGCGAAGTATCAGCGCCAAGACTTCCTCTATCGCGTGGACGTTGGTTCCCTCTCTCTTGGCGATGATGGTGAAGCAGTCCTCGTCGCTCGGTGGTAAACCGTGCTCCGCGTTGTGATGGCAGTTCTCCCCGCCTGTGAAGACGGCGCAGAGCGGAATAATGTTGATGCTCAAGTCAAGACGACCGGAAGATCCCATGCCACGACGCTTGACGTGGTGCGGCTCCCTCCTGGACACGGCCTTCTTGCAGAAGGCGCAATTTCCAGACCCGCGAAACAAAACCAAGGTGGCTTCACACCGATAGATCACGTTTCGCCCTCGCTTTGCGTCTTTGGTATTCGCGACTCGACACCCGACTGCATTCCCGGCACCCCCTACTGCCATCTCTTTGACGGAAGGTGTTTTCTTCGTCGTAAGGGTGGCCGTGCGGGCAATGCGTTCGGGCAGGGCGAAACTTGACCTTTTTGTTGACTTGGGCCGACAGTGCATCCTCGACAGATACGCCTCGACGCAATCGGTAGAGGATTGTGTTCGACTTGATACCGAGACGATCGGCCCATTCCGCTAGAGTCTTCGTTTCACCTCGAAATGTGAGCCGCTTGTTACCTCGCGTGTTGTTGTTCTGCTCCTTGACGGTTGCCCATCGGCAGTTGCTCGGTTCGTAGTTCCCATTCATGTCTGGGTATCGATCCAGGGTGCATCCCGGTGGTGGCTCTCCCATGTCGGCGTAGAAGTTCTCGAATGTCTGCCACCGCTCGCATACGGTAATACCGCGACCACCGTATTCGGCGAATCCTGGGTTGTTGCTGTTCTGGCAACGGGCCTTCATCTGGTGCCACGAAGAATACGCCTTCGTGTGCCTGAAATGCCGCGCGTGTCCGTGTGTCAGGTTCATTTAGTGTCTCCGCTCATAGCCTTCAGGAGCGCCTTGTTCTCGTGGATCACCGTTCTCCTCCGCGATCTTCACTGCTCTCTGCGCCGCCTCGTGCAGATTCGGACCGCTGGCCTCGTGCTTGCCGTCCAAGAGCACGTAGAACATTCCCGCGTCACGCTGGACACGGTAGCTCAGCCCACGCACCTGGTTGACCAGTTCGAGGTAGTCGATTCCCAGGGCGGCGCTAGTTGGTGGTCGAGTAGCCATTGCGTGCTTTCCGTTCGTGGCTGCGGAAATCCGACTCCGGCTGGTAGTTCACGATGTCCATGTATCGCTTGCGATGGAGTAACGGCACGTCCGCCTTCTGGCCGTTCTTCTGTTTGGCGACGATCACTTCGAGGATGTCGTTCTCGCGCAGCTCACTCACCGGTTCCGGCTTGTGCAGAAGAAGCACCGTGTAGGCGTGCTCTTCGATGTTGCCGGACCCACGAAGGTCCGCCAGCTTCGGGCGCGCGTCGGCACGCTTCTCAAGGTCGCGATTCAGTTGGCAGAGAAGCAGAACCGGCACATTCAGTTCTTTGGCGAGTTGGGCCATACGCCAGGCGTTCTTGCCCACCTGGCGCGTCTCCATGTCGCGGTGGTCCTCAGGTTCCATGATTTGCAGGTAGTCGACGACTACAAGGTCGAGTCCGTGCTTCGCGTGTAAGCGCCGAGCGTTGGATACGATGCGAGCTGCTGATTGGGTTCCGCAGTCGTCGAAGAAGATCCTCTTCGTTCGCAGTTCGTCGGCTGTGTCAAGGATCCTTTTCGACTCGTCGTCGTTCAGGTCGCCGCGGCGGATGTGGTGGCTATCGACTTGTGCGTCACGCGCCAACATTCGGTGGACCAGCTCGGTATTGCGCTGTTCAAGGCTGGCGAAGAACACGGCCCGACCTTCGTTCGCTGCGTGGCAGATGACTCGCAGCGCGAACAGCGTCTTGCACATGCCAGGGCGAGCGGCTACCACGACTAGCTCGGACTTCTGGAATCCGACGAGTAGACGGTCGAGATCGATCCACCCGGTTTCGATGCACTCCTCGATCTCGCCCCCAGGGTGCCGGCCTGAGCGGCGGTCGAGGATCTCCAATGCAGCGTCAACGGCCTTGGGCATGTCGATGATGTTGTTTGCCGAGTAACGCCGCTGAGAAATATCAAACAGGCGGCGCTCGGCATCCTCAATGACGCCGCTGGCATCCTCGCCAGGCGTGAAAGCGTTCTTCACCATGGCTTTCGCGGCGTGGATGATCTCGCGACGAATGGCCATGTGCTTGACGATGTTGGCGTGGTACTCGGCCGCGCTTGTCGTCGGAGCGTCTTCCCAAAGTTCAAGAATGTACGAGTAGCCGCCGATCTCTTCGACGATGGCGTCGGCCTTCAGGCGGTCTGCCAAGCTTGCCATGTCGATCGGACTCCCATCACGGTCAAGAGCGATGAACGCAGACCAGATCTTCTGATGGGCACCCAGGTAGAAATCGTCGCTTCGGAGGATCAGAGTAAGGTCGTTCAAGACCGACTTGTCACGCAGGACGCAGCCAAGAACCGCCTTTTCGGCAATTCGGCTGTTAGGTGGAAGGCGCTCCTCGATGTGCCGGTGGTCGCTCATTTCGATGTCCTTTCGGGTACACGTTTCCTGAGTTCGGCTATCTTTTCGTCCGCAGACTTTGCGGCGTCTGATTCGCTAGGTCCCTTGCTCTCCAGGCGCTTATCACGCTCATGGTCAAGCTGCTTCTCAATCTGCCAGAAATACAGACGCCTGCTCTTGCGATTGCGGATTTCGCTGGCGATTCGCTCGATCGGCACACCTTCGCGCACAAGCTCTTCGATGGCGTCCAATACCTTGCGCTCGTTGTCCCTGCCGTGCGGCTTCTGGTAGAAACAGAACTCCTGCGCAAGCCCAGCTGGCGAATTGAGAAAATCTCGGAGCGCAGGATTTCCTTCCCCCAAACCCCCTTCCTTGGAAGAGCCCTTTAATCCATTTCCAGAGCCAGAATCGCATTTAATCGCATGCGAATCGCATAACAATCGAATGCGTTCGCATTCGAGCTTTGCGCGCTCTTGTTCCCAGTCTTGGTCCCAACGTTCTTCGGCGGCCTTTTGGCCTGCCTCCGATCTGCGGCTTCGTTTCTCCGTCAGTTTCCGGTACTCTTTCTGCAAGCGTTTCTGGTAGAGCATCGTCCCGTCTTTGGACTCCGAGAAGCAGGCAAGCAGCGCCGGGCGACAAGCGTTCCAACGATCGGGTGAGAGCCGGCTAATGCGGGCGAGCACCGTATCGTCAAAAGGCAAGGAACCGGGTGGCACACTCTGCCAGGAGTAACACAGCAGGAGGAAGTACGCACCAATCTCTTCCGTGGTCATAAGGACCACGTTCTTGTCAGAAAGAAAGTCTTTCGGATACAGGGGAAACGAGGGAAATTCCATTGCGCTGGGGTGTCCTTGCGCGTTCGCCATCATGACTGCCGGCCCACCTTGAGCCGGCGTATTTCTCATCCCGTCACGGTTTCATGCCACTGCTCTTTATCCTTTCGCTCTTTTCCGCCCACTTCAGAAACGTGATTCGTTGTTCACCTGGCACCTTGTCCCACAGACGCTTGAATGACTTCAGTGCCCACGTATTGCGGCACCGTTCGTCCTCGGAGCACACCTGTCCGCTTCCACGGCACTGGCGATAGCCACCTCGTTCCAGGTGCTCTGGCACGCGCGCCGGAGAGTTGTGCAGAAAGAACCTTTTCAATCGGCGGCTGCAGTATGGGCACGTGATGATTCGCATGGCTATTTCATGTCCACCGTGAAGGAGAAAGGCTTGACGGGCTTATAGCTGTCGAAGTCATAAACGAAGTTCTCTACCTTCTTTGGCGATCTGCCTCTCTTGCCGTCGACAGTTATGAATGTACTGATCACCCTAACGTGCTTGGAACGTAGTGCCCTTTTTATGCCCAAAGCTACCGGACAGGAGCCCATCAATCTGGGCACACCATGACTGATATCGCACTGCTTCACGTCTATGAGGTACTTCATCATTGGCCCCCAATCAACTTCGTGTATTGCAGGCCGCCAGTGGTTGGGGAGAGCATGGCCTGCTGTTGCTCCGGTCGAGATTCTTTCCCGCGAGACTCACGGCTTCTCGGCTCTGCGGCCCTGGATGGAGGCACGCTAAGGCCGAAGCTGGCCTTTCGGTGGTCACATTCCCGCTTCTTCCGGCGCCCAGTCGTCGTCATCGCTCTCGCGTTCGGCTTCGCGTTCGGGATGCGCAGGTTTGGTCATAAGTGCTACCTGCCGGAGTCGAACCGGCTCCCCCTGTCAATCGCTGGCGGTTGCCGCGGCGTTGCCGCTCGTGGCCTTCATGGGCATTGCCCAGGGCTCTATTGAGCCGGGGTCCACCTTGATAGGAGCGGGTCACCGTGCCCGCCCAGGTAGCGTTGCCGCCTCTTCACCGAAGGCGGCCGAGGAGGAAAGCTCTTTACCATGGGTCGTTACTCCCTCGATCCTCCACGTCGCAGGCCCTTGTCGATGGCCAGCCAAACGCCACCCGTCCCCGCGTCGCTTCAGGGCAGGTGGCGTATCGTCATTTCTTCAGCCGCGCGTCGATGAGGCTCAGCAGGTACTCCATCGTCTTGGCGTCGATGAGTTGACCGTAGCTCTGCGTCTCCTCGCGCAGCTCGGCGAGTTTCTTCGTGTCTTTGGTCGCGCGAATGGCGTTCTTGAGCCTGTCGACGAGTTGTTCCGGATCCTGCTCCTTCTTCGCAGGCGTCCGCATCGCGGCGATCGTCTCCGTGATCAGGTCCAGGTTTTCGGGGCCAATCAGTTGTTCCGCAGCACGCGCCTCGTTCAGAAGTGCCTCGCGCACGTCGTCATCCGTGCTGGCCTTGACTTCCTTCATCAGTTCGTCGACGAAGGCGTCGCGGTCGGCGGGGCGGTGCTTCTTCTTCGGGACGCTGGCCGGTTCGCTCATGTCCTCACTCTTCGAGCCGTTGCCGTTTGGCCTGATGCTCTGCCGCCCGTTGGGAAGGCCTGCCTTTTGTTCGGCGTCCTGCTTCGGAGTGAAGGCGTTTTCGATGGTGGTGTCACCATCCTTGATGGCCGTCTTGATGCCAGCAAGGATGGCGATGTCGTCCAGAGTCACGTCATCCAGACCCCTGCGGCCCAGCACGTCAAGAATCTGCTGCAGGCTGACGCCCATCTTGGCGAAGTAGTCCACTGCGGCCTGGCGGCGGGACACCAGGGTCTTCGCATCGCCGATCGCCGTGGCGCGAGCCGCTGCGTACACCTGGCTCCAATAAGCTTTCGGCACGATCTTGAAAACCGCGTTGCGAAGGGCAATCGAGCTGGCCGCATTGCCGGTCACCACAATCATGTCGTCGTTGTAGCGCCGGCCCTTGCTGTCCGTGATGCGGCGCTGAACCTCGATGGTCGTGGCCACGTTCGATTCGAGGTCGTGGGCGAACCCCTGCGCGGTGAGAAACGACTTGTCCATACTGATAACGCGGGCGCCAGAGCGAAGATTCGTCCAGGCGACGGCTACGATTTCGGCAAGGCGTGCGGACGGACCTTCGATCTTTTTGCCGCCGCGCGGCAGGCAGTACATGCAGCTGGCGGCGATCTCTTCGTCAAGCGTGGCCATCTCCTTGGCCTTGCGAAGAAACTCCCTGATGCTTCGACCGTGCTTGCGCGCCGTCGCCACCTGCGTGTCGATCTCGGCGCGGGTGATCTGGGACAAGGCGTCCTGACTCACCATGGCCTGCTCGGTGTTCGACAGCACCTGGTCGAGCAGCTCGTCACCCGGCTCCGGATACGTCTGCTGATGCGGAATCCTCGATTGCTGCGTTGCTTGCTGAACCACGTCTTGCCTCCAATCGTTGGTACGGGTGACTACTCAGTGCACCCACTTCGGACAACTTTTCGAGAAGGTCGTTGACCGCGGCTTTCTTTTGCCTTGGGCCTGCATTGGCCTTCACGATCGCTTCGACCTTCGTCTTCGACACGGTGATTACCTCGGGCAGCTTGTCGCCCAGGACGGCGCGTAACACATCCGCACCAGCACCAAAATCAATCGCCGTCTTCTGGCATTGTTCGAGCACAAGTTCCCGGCCGTCGCCCAGAGGAAGCGTTCCGCCGGCCTTTTCGACCTCGGCATGAATCATGTCGTTCGCGGCGTCAAGCAGAGGGGACAGCACCTTGCGAGCGTCGTATAGTGCCGCTACGCCAGCCGTCGTCAGTTCTCCGTTGGCATGACGGAGCACGTCGATGTAGCGGACAACCATGGTCTTCGCGTGGTCGCATTCGTGGTTGCGTGGGCAATGTCCGCACCAGCGGCCTGGGTGGTACGCTCCACGCCGGATGTGGTCACCCATCTTCTGCCACCGGCGCATCACCTGGTCGCGGGTCCATGTCACGCCGTCGATGATCTCGTCGCGAAGACGAGCCACTCCCACCCAGACCTCCTGCACGGATTGGTATTCGTCCATGATGCCGATGCTGTAGCCGAGCACCTGGTCCTCTGCCGACTCATCCGATCTTCCGCTCTTGAAGTCAAGCACTCGCGCCTTGCCGTCGTCGGTGATCGCATACACGTCCGGATGGCCAGTGATGACGAGGAGGTCGTCGCTGAACGCCCCAGGAGGAAACACAGCCTTGATGGATTCCTCGGTAACCGGATTGGGAAATTCGTGCTCGACCTGCCGCCAGGCTTCCTTGCCGCGCCACACGAGAAACGACAGTTCGTCGGCGTCGACGCGATAGCGTTCGGCCAGGTCATCGAAATCGACCGATCGTCCGTTGATGTGGTGCGCCATCGCCTCATGCACGGCGGTTCCCAGGTCGGCATCTGGACCACCGTCGGCAAACGACATTTGCGGAGCCACGACGGACGCGGCGCATTGAGCGACCAGAGGCAAACGGCTACAACGCACGGTCGTCATGACAATCAGTCCCTCCCGCCAATGTCGCCGGGACCACCCCGGCTGACATGGCGGGGTAACAACTAGGTTGCCGGTTTCCACGCGGAGAGCCGGCGTCCGCTGCTTCCCCCCTCCTGCCGATGGAGACAGACCGGTAGGCGCCGGGATTGCTTCACTCACTCCTGCGCAAACATGCTCGCGAATACGATGCGACCGATGCCGTTGATCGGACAGCCAAGGCCGCGCTTCACCTTGCCCCTGTGGATGTCGAGCGTTTTCTTGCTGATGTCGAGCCGCGCTGCGATCGTCGAGTTCGTCCAGCCGGCCGCCATCAGTGCCGCAACTTCCTTCTCGCGCGGCGTCAGTTTCTCCAGCAGTTCAGCCGCGTGCTCCGGCTTGATGCCGAATATCTGTTCCGGGGTTCGTTGGCCGTTCCTGCTCATGGTCATTCCTCCTGAGCGATGTAGATCCACACCACCGCCTGCCTTCCGCTCCGAGTTCTCCTCGTTCGTCCGCTGTCCCTGAGTAAACCGTGCTCAACCAGCGAGGTCCGCCGCGGTCTTTCTGTGCTACCTCCCAGACCGGTGCCTTCCTGGGCCTCTTCGTCGGTCGCGCCGGCATCTCCCTTTGCCTGGAAGAATTCCAGCACCTTCCGCTCCAGGAAGTTCAGCACCGGCTTGATCTTCTCGCCAGCTTCGACGCTGGTCCGGCTGTGCCGCTGCGCGAACACCGTCGGCGTCAGGTCTGGGTCGTTGCCGAACAGATTTCGTTGCAGGTCAGACACCGGACACCTCCGCCATCTCCACCGGCTCTCCGATAACGTGGCCGCACCTGGGGCACCGGCACGGCGGCGCGGCGCTCAGTTCCATGCCGACGATCGTTATGGCGCGGGCCTCGCCCTTGTTGCGATGAATCAAACCCTTCTTCTGGAGCGATCGAAGATGAACGCTGACTCCGTTTGGCGAGCTGATGTCGAACGCATCGCCGATTTCGCGCACCGTTGGTCCGTAGCCGCGCTTGATGATGATGCCGCGCACGAACTCGTAGATGGCCTTCTGACGTTCAGTTAGGCGGCTTAGGTCAGGCATCGGCGTCTCCAACGGGAACCGTTCCCCAGAGCGTCTTCACCTGGTCCTGCGTCTTGACCAGTTCCCTGCGATAAACCGGAATGTTGCGGTCGCAGGTTATGCCCAGCTTGACCTGGCCTCGGCCCAACTCGATCACCTTCACAGTGATGTTGTTGTTGATGATCAACTCTTCCTCGATTCGACGCGCCAGAACCAGCATGTTGGGACCTCCATTTCCGGCTTCACCACACGAACAGTTTCGCTATCCATCGCAAGGCGCTGGCCACTCTGGCCAACGTGGATAGCCAGGTTCGTTTGTCGTTGCTCATACACGTCTCACCATCACCTTTGACTCGAAACCTTCTGAACCCGCCTCTGCGTTCATTTACTTGGCTGCGCAATCAGGCCGTCTCACCATCACCTTTGACTCGACACCTTCTGCACCATCCTCGGAGAAGTACGTGACCGTGTTCGACGTGTTCGTCTCACCATCACCTTCTGCTTCCAACCTTCTGCACCTGCCATTACTTTTCGTCGCGTCCCCGTCCAGCTTTTCGCCCCGTCTTGCGAGCGACCCCATTCTTTCCGTTCGCCACTTCGCCTCCATTGTGTGGCATCTTGCCGTTACCAGTGCCACCATTAACCTTTGGGCCACGCGAGCGACGTGCCTGTTTCTGTTCACCACCTTCGCTCTCGCGTAGATCGATGCCGTTCACCCACAGCTTGTGCTTCAGCCGGCTCATAAAGTCCGCCCATGTCCACGGCCGACCAGGCACTGCAAACCAGCTGGCATTCTTCTGCCCTTGTTTCGGCTCGCTAAACTCAACGACGCCACATCCGTACCGCTCGCAGAACCGCACGAGTTGCGCGACGATGCGCCACTGGAACAGACGAGCGATGTTGCGCGCCTTGCGAGTCGCCGGACGAATCGCCTTTTCGGTTCGACCTCGCCCATGGCCACGCCGCCCCGACCCCTTCTCCTTGTGACGTAGGCGCATCTCCAATCGGCGAGTCTCCAAACGAGACAGGAAGCCGAGATACACATCCACGTCACCCAGCAGCCATGGCTTGAAAACACCATCCGTGCTGACATCGAAAGGCTTCTTGGCGTCCTTGGGCTGGAGAGTAAGCCTGGCGACCTGCTTGCTGTCCAATCCGGCGATCGGATCCTGCTTGCGATCGTAGACAAGGTGGATGGCCCAGAAACCCTTCTTTTGCCGCGATCTGGGTTCGTGGAACTGCAAGCGAGAATCGCACAGATTCCACTCGCCCTTGACGATGTTGAAAAGGATTCTTTTGTAGCCGCGAGTGAGCCGCTTCGTCGGGATGCGGCACAGGAAATTACGGTGCTGCCGACCGGATGCCAAGGACCACACCGGGAAACTGAGCGTGTATCCGCTATCCGTGAGCGAAAGCTTGGCGTCCTGGCAAGGCACCGGCAGTTCCGAGCCGCGATAGCATGGCCGCGCAACCTGGTTGGCGAGTATGCCCTGCCATATGTAACGGTGTGCCTTGTTCGGTCGGTTCCAGGGGAGCTTGGACCGCAGTTTGGCCGACACTTCCTGCGTGGCGCAAGACGTGGTGATCTTGGCAGCCAGCAATGGGCACGCTTGTCTGGCCACCTCACACGGGTTGTCTTCGCAAGTACAGTGCTCGCGGACCTTGGATTCTCCAGCGGCCTTGCGAGAGGCTCGCCTTTCGGCAGCACCACAACGGCATACGAACATCGCGAACGTTTCGCTTGGGTTGTCTTCCGCACTGCGTTCCCAGGCCCGCACGATAGCATTTCGGCACTGGTTGTACAGAAGGGACGCTTGGTGTAGGTCGCGTGCCATCCGCTTGGTCGGACCAGTCAGGCTGGCACCAAGGCGCAGCTTCAGGACACACTTTGTCGTTTCAGGTTGTCCCATGCTCTCACCTTTTCACTAAGCCTTCTGCGATACCAACCGCCTGACTGTCCTGCAAACTGTCGGCCCGAGCCTCGCCATCACCACTTCGATCAAACCTTCTGCACCCAACGCGCCTGTCGCTTCGAGAGCCTTGTTCATGACCGTCTCACCATCACCTTTTGATCCCAACCTTCTGCACCGTTGCCTTCCCTGTAGGTTTGCGTGCTTGTCCTAGTCTCACCATCACCTTCTGCTTTCAACCTTCTGCTACTCAAGGAATTGCGAGGTCGTCAGAATCGCCTTAGCGTCTCACCATCACCTGCTGATCTCAACCTTCTGCTACGGCCACCTGTCGCCACCGCATTGCCATCCACGTTTTGTCGTCACGTCGCGAGAGCCCAGCGTTTTCATCACCGTTTCCGATAGCTGTGAGACCAGTGCGAGTCACAATCGTAGTCGCTCACGTCTCTTGCGAAACGCGAGCGACTACCTGGGTTTGGTCCATCACCTTGCCGCTCGCGACAAACTGCCCTGTAGCAGCCTCTCAAGTTCCTCCACCTTGGCCCGCAATGCGATGTTCTCGTGCTCGACCTGACGAAGCTTCTCGCGCAGCTCGTCGACCGTCTTGGCGTTTCGCTCGGCGACGTGCTCCGTCTCGGCAAGCTTCTGCAAGACCGTCTCGTGTTCCTTGCGAGATACGGGCGACTTTCGTTCCGGCTTCTCGCTCTCGTCGCGAGCAGCAAGACGGCGTTCGTCCCACTCGGCCAGTAGCCGCGAAAGGTTCCACTTGTGCTGCTTCCACTGCTCGGCGCTGGGAAACGCTTTGCGAACTTCCAGAAGTTCCGTCAGGGACCGCGAGCCGCACAAGTCGCCGAACACATCGGCTTCGAGAGTTTCCAATGCCTTGGACTCGTCTCCGTAGTGGGCCGCGACGTATTCCTTGTCGGCGAGAACTTCCTGCACGATGCCGAGTCTCTCGTAGATCGACTGGCCGGCCTTACCAGCCAGGTCTTTCAACTTCGCCACTTTTGCTGCTGTTGCTGTCATGAAAAGCCTCCAAATAGAAACTGTAAGGTAGGCACCTTCTGCATACCGGACGCTTGTCGGCGTCGAACAACTCGATGAAACGGCCAGCATTCATGGACACTGGCTTGTCACAGTAAAGGCATGGAAGAGAAAACTTCCTCGCACCACGCTTCCGTCGAGAGCAATAGGATGGCCGGCGCGGTCGGTGATGGTTGCGGGAGGCCATCGACACATCTCCCGCGTGTTTTGCCCCTGAGGGCGTGGCCTTAAGCGAGAGTGCATCGCCTTCGTGCGTGGCGACTGGACGACGAGGGACACCCGAACCTGCCGGTCCGGTGTGCTTATTTACGTCGTTACCGCAGTCTGTTGCCACGCCATCCAGCGAGACTAACTCGCCACTGAATGGGCGCGAGACTCGCCCGCTAATACCGCTACCGGCCATCCTGTTGCTCTCGTGAAAAAGAACCTGCCCCCGTCGCATCCGAGCCTCGGACTCCTGCCGATCGGGGGCAGGCCGTGCACCGGGTTTCAAAACACCAACGTCTTCGTCTCGACCGTTACCGCCAACAACTGCTCGGCCAGCGACCGATTCGATGCGATCCAGTCGGAAATCAGATCGTCCGGGTTGTCGGACATGATGTCACGGCTGACCGCCATCGAATCAGCAGCGGCGCGAAGTCGTGCCGACAGCTTGCGAACGTTATCGATGATGGTCGTCGCCTCGGGTTGCGGCTCGATCTGCTGGCGAATCTCCGACATCAGCCCACGCAGTTCTCCCAGCACGACCGCGGCTTCGTGCGACAAGGCGTCCTGAACAGGACTGCCGCAGCAATGGCAGATACGAACAGAGCGACCTTGAGCGACCATGGCTTACTCCTTTGGAACCGTGATCTTGATTTCGTCTTCGACTACGACCGGCCCGGCCCAGAGAACGTCGGCATACTCAGGGATCCTCTCTCGCGGATAGTCCCATCCGTCCATCGTGCCTGATGGGTATCGAGCCATCCAGAAACCAGGAGCGTTGGGGCGCTCCTTCCGCCACGTCAGCGATCCGTTCGCTGCTGGCACCGTCGCTAGAACCAAACGAACATCGCGGCTCGTCACGTCTGGCTGCAGCCGCAGCATGTTCGCGAGGCAGCCTAGCGACAGACCGTCAGCCGGGTTCTCGGCGATCATCTGGACCAGGCCGTTGGATAAGTCAAGACGCATGGGTTCACTCCGCTTTCCTTCAAAACAGGTTTCCGTTTCGCTTCCCGTTCCCGACGCGAATCGTCGATCTTCTGCCGCCGCGACGAGCACCGATCGCACACGTCCCACACAGACCGGCACTCTCGACACGCCAGCCGGTGGCAGTCGACGCATTCGACGGACGCTGCGTTCGAGCAGATGGAGCAACGCATGGAATCCTCATCCCACGTTCACGAGGTTCACGAGGTTGTCTGCCATGAACGCATCGCAATCGGTCTTGCGGTAGTACACCGACTTGCCGATCTTCACGTACGCCGGACCGTCGCCAACGTAACGCATGTTGTCGAGAGACCCCTTTGGGATCCGCAAGTACGCAGACGCTTCGACCGGGGTCATGTAAGCTGGCAATTCGTTGTCCTTGTCCTTGCTGCCATCCAGCGGCAGCCCGCGGCGAAAGCGTTCCCATTCCGGCGTCCATCGCCACGGCGCCGCAAAGAACATGTCGCGTTCGCGGTCGTTCGCGATCATGCCGATGCGGTGCATCTCGCCAGCAAGGTCAAGTTTCGCCTGCATGTCTTCGTGCCAGGCCGGTGAATGAATGGGAAGCATCAGTCTCTCCACATGCTCGCCGAGTAGGTTGCGATCCGCTTCGCGCCGTGGCTGACGATTTTGGCCAGCGTCAGGTACACTCCGGGACGACCGACATGGACGTACACCTTTTGCGGCAGCGCCGGGAAGGCGGTCACGTTCAGGGTGACTTCGTTCTGAACGATGACCCACGCGGCGTCAGTCGTGCCCTCGTATCCCTCGAATTCGCGACTTTCCATGTCGACCTGATCGTTCGCGGCCTTCCACAGGGCCTCGATGACTGGCTCCAGTTCGTCGGGGTATTCCCCTTCGGCGTCGATCAGGACTTCTTGAGGGATGGCGGACATGGCGGTGTCTCGTTTTCGAATGCCCCGGCCCTCAGACCGCCTGAGGACTCGGGGCTGCAATTGGGCGTTGATGTACTGATATTAACGTGTGGCCGTCCACAAGTCAACACAAATCGCTAAAAATTTGACAAATATGTCACACGTGCCTACGATATGCCTTGTGGCCGTCGCAACTCGGCAATTGGCGTTGCGTTACGAAAACGGGACACGATAATGCCTTTTATGGCAAAGCAGCAGCCTCAGAGTGAGCCGAAGAAGGATCGCCACCTGAACCCGAAAAAGACCATCCGTCTTCCCAAGGAAGTCGGCCAAGCTCTGGACGATCTTGCCGAGAAAGAAGACAGAACCATCACCACGATCGTTCTTCGCGCGTTGCGTCTGTACGCGAAGGAGAACAACTATCCGTGGCCTGGGTCCAGCTAGTCCGTCTGCTTGCCTATCACAAGCCACCAATTCTTCGGGTGCGCCATGGGCAAGCTCAACAACACCAGTCCGTCCCCAGCCGTGAAGGTCGCAGCCGGCATCCTGGCAGGCGGCGTCATGTTCGTCGTAGCCTGTTGCGGCTGCGGCGGATGCTTGCTGATGCCTGGCTTGATGAAGCCCAATCAGCCTGCCCCGGCGCCCCAACCGGTGGTCGCGGAGAAGAAGGTCACCCCTCCGCCCACGCCCGAACGGAAGCCTGTCCCGGTCGCACGCCAAGAACGGCCAGCACCAAGTGTCCCGGATCCGCGAGAACCGACGAGAGAGGAACGCCGAGCGAAGGCAAGGGCCGACGCCGACGCCACGAACAAGGCGAACAAGGAAGCCTACGACGCCGAAGTGTTCAGGCTGGAAACCGAGCACAGGGCGAAAGTCACTACCTACAGTGCTGCGATGAAGAGCTACAGGAAGGCGAAGGACGAATACGACGACGCGAAAGCGGAGCACGACGCGGCCAAGGCGTTGCGATCCGCACGAACGAAGCCTGGGGCCAGCAAATTCGTGCTCGAAATCGCCCGGACGCAGTACCAGACGATCATTTCCAAGTATCCCGACACGAAAGCGGCCGCCGACGCGAAGGCACTGCTTGCCGGGAAAACGGTGACGCCAAGAGAGGTTCCGCCTGTTCCCGATCGTCCGGTCCAGCCGATCGAGCCCAAGCTGGCGTTGCCGGCCCCACCGGCGCAGGTCGAACCGGTACGACTGCCGGAGGACATCGCAGAAGAAAGGGAGCGTGCCGAGGCGGCGCGCCGGGCTGAGGAAGAATACGAGGTCGATGGATTGGTGCTTCTGAAGAAGAGCGTCAAGGCCACCACCCGCCAGTTTACTGGCGAGATCACTGGCTTGGTCGTGAACCGACGCGGCAAGACTGTCCGCTACGCGCAAATCACTTTCAAGCTGTACGACGAAAACGGGGCTTTGGTAGATGAGGTGCTCACCAACGTCACCAACTTGGGCGACGGAGAGACGTGGAGATTCAAAGCCGTCACACTCCGAACGGGATGGCGGACGTACAGAATTCACGAGCTTGTTGGTCGCTGATCCCATCGTCAGTACCCGGAAAGAAGAGGAGCCGTCCTTGGCTCCTGTCACCTTGGAAACACCTCGCTAAGCGAGGAAGGTGAAGGGTACCTAACCGAGCTGGGGTAAACGTGGGGGTAGAAGTGGGGGTTTTCACGAAATTGCGTCGAATTTCGTGCGCAACTCAGAATAACTTCTCAATCGGCGATCGTATAGATGCCCTTGCCGGCGCTCACGATCATCACATCAACGGCTGGATGCATCTCGCCTTCACTGTCCCGGAACACGTCGCGCAGTCGCTTGCTTTCGGATCCAGCCGCCTGCAGGAGTTCGACCTGGCTGACGCCTGGCAATCCGTCTTCCCACGCTTCGAACAGCTTGGCGACGACAGCGGCCTGAGTCTGAGTGAAGATGTATTGTTTGCCGCGGAACTTTACCGTCCGAAAATCGGGAGAGTGCGTGCACTCCGGCGACGAGGCTCGCTGGGGCTTCGGCATACAGTCCGGTATGGACCATCGCACACGTCGGCGCACACCTCGTCCGAGAACAATGATTTCTTCACCTTGAAATCCAGGGTGGTTCAGGGCAAGGACCTCTCGTAAATTATCGAACAGTTTGTCGAGAAGCGGTTCCATGGTGCCGTGCCGTTCCTTGCTTGCCGGCAGCCCCTCTCTGAGCGTCCCGGAAGCCATGGCTGCGCGCAATCATTGCGCCGCGAAATGTGCTCACTTTTGCAATCGTTTTTTCGTCGCGAATCAGGACATCACTTCTTTCTAGCGGACTGGCATCCTCAACAAACCGACATGGCGGGAGCGCAGCTGGGGCCGCGCGAATACCTGTACAAATGTACCGAACGGGCTAGAGGTTTTCTAGGTTGGCAGCGTCAAGGTTGACGGAAAAGTGAGGGAGCGATCCCGACGCGGCCGTGCATCCGGGTAGGGCTGATCATAACCGAATCTTAATCTAAAAGATATAGGAATTGGGCTTGATTTCGTGAAAATTCTTGTTCTCGTCAGACATGAGAATTCATGCTGGTCTTTCCCGATCCGTTTTGTCCTCGATTTGCTTCGGCGTCCGGTGCGCCAGCATCGCCGCTGTCGCGGCCTCTACGGAAGCCCTGACGGGATCAAGCTCAAGGCGAGCGTAGATGGCGGTCGATGCCGGGGAATCATGCCCCAAGCTCTTGCCGATGATTGGCAGTGAAGCGCCAAGACTCGCCTGCCAACTTCCCAGAGAGCGCCGAAGGTCGTGAATGCGTAGATTGCCTATACCTGCTCTCTTACACACCGCCGCCCAGGATTTCTTCGGCTCCACTAGGTGTCCGCTGGCGCTGCGGCTCGGAAAAACGAAGTCACTTGCAGCTGACGCTTGCCGGCGCAGCAGGATTTCCACGGCCGGCGCGGACAGGACGACAACCTTCGCCTTGCCCGTCTTGAACTCCTCCTTGGGGATCGTCCAGATTCGCTCGCCCAGATCGAGGTGAGACCATCGCATCTGCTGGACGTTCGTTTTTCTGGCCCCGGTGTACAGGCAGAGCAGGAAGAAATCGCGCATATGCTCGGGCTCGGCCTCCAGCGCGGCGAACCAGGCTGGCATCTCCTTGGCCAAAAGGAATCGCTCGCGTTTCTCCTCCGAGAAAAGTCGGATGCCTCGGGCCGGGTTGTCGAGCGTCCGTTGTTTCAGGTCCACGATGGCGTAATTGAACAGCCGGCGCAGCAGCTGGATGGCCCGGTTCGCCATGACATGGCCGCGGGCCTCCCCGAGCTTCAAATGCAACGTGACCACATGCTCACGAGTGATAGCGCTCAGCCTCTTTCTTTCCAAGGACTTCAGGCAGGCGTTGTAGCGGTCGGTGTCGGTCTTGCGCGTGCGTTCGCGGAGGTAGGGCATCCAGTGTTTCTCGAACGTGGCCCACAGCTGGCCGAGCGTCAGCTGGCCGGCCCCGATCTTCTTCGGAACCTGCCCGCGGTTCGCCTGGTCGAGCATGGATGTGGCGGTTTTGCGTGCGGCCGAGATCGTCATGGCTGGGAAGTGGCCGAGAAAGAGCTTGAGCGATCGCCCCTGAACCCACCGGATGAAGTAGAAGCTCTTGACGCCACCACTGGTCGTGACGAGCGCCAGTCCAGGCGTCTTCGCGTCGTAGGCGAACGCGCGCCCAGTTTCGGGCGGTTTGATTGCTGCGATATTCGATTGCGTGAACGCGAGTCGGTTCGACATCCTGCTTCACCGGGGAAATGCGCGGGGAAATGTTTTGGTTGATAATGCCGCGCGAGCGGATGCTTGGCAAGCGCATTCACCCCAAAAAACATGGGTAAAATGAAGTGCTCACTTGTGCGCTCTGAACGTTTGTCGCGTGCCGAATCGGTTTTCTAAACCGTCGGTCACAGGTTCGAGTCCTGTCGGGGGTAATGACTTACGTCGAATTTGAAATGTCGGGAGAAATGCGGGGGAAATGTTCAGGAGTGACTGCCGATGGTGATGCGCCACACTTTTCGGAGCGGCGCGCGGGCCGTGTGCTTACTTCCCGGTACGGCGCAGACCGGGCGCAACGAAGAGCTATGCAGTTTTGTGTGCCACATGCGCGGACGGCAGTTTCTTCGCCGCTTCGTAGATGGCTGTCGACACCATAAATTGGTTGTCATTGAGCAAGTCGCTCGGGATCAACTGGATGCCGCCCATCAGCAACGCGCGAGCCATCTCCATCCGGTGATGATCGGCCAGTTCGCGGCCTTTGCGAGCCGTCTCAAGCAACTCGTCCATCGTAGGCATCTTCGGGACCTTGTCTGGGTCGATAAACGTGTCCATGGTTCACTGTCCTCCCCCTCGCTCGCTAGAGAAACCCCCAGGCCATACGCTGGCCCGTATCACGCCTCGCGCACAAGCACGAATCTCTCAGCTTCCCACGCTCGCGCCATGCCCACGAGATTGAGCCGCAGATTGCCGTGCGAGTCGAGTTGCGTCGATTCGACGGTGAATAGCTTGCCAACCTTGAGAAACCACGCATGGTTGTTGTCGTCCAGGCACTTCACCACGTCGCCAGCCTGAAATTGCTGTGCCATTGTGCTGGCCCTCCAAAGGACGCCCCCGCCGAGCTGCTTGCGCTGGCCCGCTCCTGGACGGGGCCGGTGGCGCGGAACTTCGGAGATCAGTCGGCAAGTATCACTTGGCCGATGCCAATTTGCGGATGCGCCGTTGCGTGGCAGGCGTCATCGAGTGGCAGGTCGTGTAATGGCCCGCGATCGAATCCCACACGCGGACGGTCCCGTCGCTGGCCACGGCAAATTTGTGCTGGCGGATGTTCTCGCCGCTGAAAGCCTTCGCACGAGCTTTGATGATGATGTCTTGAGCCATGGTCCTATCTCCGAAAAAGCGTCCTCCCGCCTACAACACCCGAGGCGGGTCGGGTTCGGCCAGTGTAACGCGCTGGCCATAAAAGCGTTTCGCCTAAACGTCAGCTTGCTCTGCAGGTATCGTGAGGCCGAAGAATGTTTCGGTGTGCCCGCTGGTCAGCAGTACAACCTCGTCGATGACCAGCATATGCGGAGCGTGGCTGCCGAGTTTGGTGGCTTCATTGCAGTCCGTCGCCTCAACGTCAACAGTAACGCGCTCGCCTCGCCTTGTTCCGCTCACCCGCCATGTTCTCCGCTTTGCCATTGTCCTACCCTCCAAAGAGATTTTGTAACGCGCCGGCCACGCACTAGCTATTCCGCGTCAAGCGTCATTCTGCGACGGCTCATCACGCCACCTGCCGCACATCGCTGTCCGCATCGACCATCCCGACCACCTGCACGCTGCCCTCGACCCGCGTAGCCCCTTCCCGCTTCTGCGGCGGCAACTTGTCCAGCATCGCCTCGACCTGCTTGATGGCCGCTTCGGTCGCCTCCAGCTCCTCGCCAACCTTCTCGCCGAGCGCCAGGGCTTCCTGTGCTGCCTCCGCGATCACCGCAGCGATGTTCCCCGCCTGGACGCCGGCCTTGCGGAGAGCAACCGCCAGAACGGCCTTCAGCGGCAGGTGACACGTCGGCCGGTAGGTGGTCGCTGGGGCCTTCTTGATCGTAACGTCCACTTTCACCAGAGCCACGCCCTGAATCGTGTATTCTCCCGCGGGCAGCGGTTCGGTGTCGAGCTTCTTCGTCATCGCCACGGCCACCAGGTCCTTCACGTCCACCGGGATCGTCGATAACATGGTCATTGTCCTGACTCCTTACCAGTTGGGACCAGGGCTCGGGCGAGTACCAGTCGCGCCGAGCCCAACATTTTCTCGTTAGCCAAGAATCCAGCACACGAAGCTGATCACGACCACCGCACAGACCACGCGGTAGATCAGGTCGACCGCGATGAACGTCCCGTTTTCGATCTGCTCGCGAATCGTCGTGCTGGTCATGTTCGTCGCTCCGTTGTTGTGTTCGTTGTTCTTCATGCTTCTAGTATCGCATGGTGTACGTACAAAGTCAATAGAAAAGCGGTGGTTTTCCCAGAAATATTTTCTCTTGTCCGTACAAGCACTTGCGGCTACAATTCGTGTGGAGGAACTATGCCAGCATCGCGAAAGCCGGGCAAGAAGAAGAAGTATCTGAGACTTGAGATCCGCATTCCGTCGCTGGAATGGCTTGATAGCCTTACGCGGGCCTCGCTCGCAGCTGGCGCGTCAAGCGTGTCGGAATACGCCAGGCTCATGCTTGAGAAAGCGGCCGAGCAAGACGATCCGAAGAGGAAAAAGACATGACCGAACCCGAACGCACCACGAGCGCCACGTTTACGACCGGCGACAAGGTTCGCCACCGCGCCAGTGGCGAGCTTGGCATCGTTACTGCCGTCAACCAAAAATGCGTTTCCCCAGGGCACGTATGGTGCGGCCTCAACGTAAACCGATCAGCGTGTGTTTTCGAGCCGAGTGGCACCTACGATTTGTCGATCGGATTCGACAAGACCATCACGGCTGACGGGGAAGTCCTGGAATTGGTCGAGCACGTCGTCAACAACGAGGACAGCCGATGACACCCCCAGCGAGCATTCTGAAAACCCATCTCGCCTCACTCCTTCTGACCAAGGTCGGACCGACTGAGGCACAGATCGCACACCGTGAAGGCCGGATCCGTGGGTTGTTCTTCGCTCTGACCGGCCAGGACATCGGCTACGGGTGCGGTACGAGGCCCAATGTCGAGCGCATCTGTCACGTTCTTGGCTGGGGATTCAAGCCGTCCGGTCTAGACGGCTGGGAAATTGACTGGCACGGCGAAGCTGACGAGGCCGATCTGGCACGTCTTGGCGTCGAGATCGTACCATGACGCCTAAGGCGCACCGCCCCCGTCTACCCTCACCTCAGCCAAAAGAATGGGCTAAGCCGAAAAGGGCACTCGCTTTCGCAGTTCTCCGCGCAGTTCAAACCATGGCGAGCATGGCCGGTCCGGAAGCATTCGTGAGGCCGGGTCGTCACGGTGGGACGTTGCCCGAGATTCAAATGCGTTCGCTTCCGGCAAATCGACGGCTGGCGAGGCCGTTTCCCTCGTGAACCCTCAGCGCGCGTTTGGGCGCTGACGTAGCGAGCCGGGCAGGAAACGCATGAAAAGAACCACGGCTGTAAAGCGTTTGCCTTTTGGCTCGTAACTAGCTGCGCGAATGGAACCTCCACCGTCGGGCAGAGGCCCACGAAGAAATGGGAAGACAAGGTGCTGGTCAGCGGCAGGGCTCGTGCTAACTGCGGCTGGCCCAATTCGGAGTGTCTTGCCGAAACCAGCCATCCTGCACGTAGAGCTTACGGCCCAGATGGCACGGCTTCTTCACCGTTATTCTAGTGAACCGAGCAACCCACGCAATATCTGGAAAGCCAATTTCGCGTCTTCCTCGATAACCCCCATCAGCGGCAGGTAGATCACCTCGCGCCCCATGCGTGCGGCAACGTGCTCTGGGCCGCGCACCAATCGGCCGTTGCGGTACTCTTCCTGCCAAGACATGGGCCGAAAGGCGTGCCTCGCCTGGATGCCGTGCTCTTGCAAGAGCCGAACGGCGTGGTCCTGCTGCTCGGCTGTCATGCCGGGGATTCTGAGGTCGTACACCCAAGGCGACGTACGGGCGGGCATCTTCCACTGGTCCGGGCACTCCGCGTCGTACCAGCTTTCGGCTTCGCGCCGTCGGGCCACGTTTTCGTCGACCTTGGCCAGCGAATCCAGGATCAGTTCGGCGTGGGCGTTCGACATGCGGTAGTTGTGCCCTCTTGGAACATGCATGAAATCGTGCTTGTCCGTGAAACCCAGGCAGCGGAGCTGGCGGGCGAGCGCGGCGTGCTCGTGGTTCTTGAACCAGACGGCCCCGCCTTCATGTCCGGCGATGATCTTGTTTTTGAAGAACGACCAACAGGCCGCGTCGGTTTCCGGGTGCGGGCGCACGCCGTGGGCTTCGGCGAGGTCTTCGATGATGCGTGGCCCGTAAAACGGCAACTCGGACGTGAGTCGCTGCCATTCGTACCGTCGACCATAAATATGGACAAGCACGATTGCCCCAATGGCCTGCTTGCGAGGGAGCCCGAATCCAGTGCTGCGGATGTCGCGATCCCAGTTGGACCCTCCCTCGGTGAGGGCTTGTACCATCAATTCCGTGCTTATCAGCAAATCGTCAGTGCAATCAACGAGCACCGGAGTCAGACCGGCCAGAGTGCAGGCGCGCGGCACGGCGATCATATTGAAGTCGCTCGTCAGGACTTCGCAGCCGTTGGGCAGGCGGAGTGATTCGAGGGCGAGGTGGAGCGCGCTCGAACCCGAGCTGCAGGCGACCATGCCGACTGGATCGAGGTTGTTCCACTCGGCGAAAGCGCGCTCAAGACGCTGATAGGATTCCATCCGCGCTCCTTGCTTCCCATGGCCATCGTCGGCCGTTGCTCTCATACCACGCGATCGTCCGGCGCAGCGCTTCCTCAAGGTCCACCTGCGGCCGCGCGTCGATGACGCTGTGAATCTTGCTGTTGTCGCTCTGGAGATGCCAGATTTCCCAGGGTCGCACGCGGGAGGGATCCTTCTCAACCGTCACGTTCTCGAAGCCCATCAGTTTGCCGATAAGTTTCGCGAGGTCGTAGATCTTGATGCCGGTTTCGCTTCCCAGGTTGTAGACCTCGCCGAACTGGCCCTTTTCGAGCAGTTCGACCGCCATGCGGGCCTGGTCGCCGGCGTAAATGAAGTCACGAAGACTGTCATTGCCAAGGTTGACGGTGGCGTTCTCTGGCGTTGCGAATCTGTTTTTGCCAGCGCGCGCACTTGTGTACCTTATGAGTCGACGCTGCTTATCGAGTTGCCGGATTATCTCTGGCACCACGTACTCGTGCGTCTCGCGCTCCCCCACTGCGTTAAACTGGCGGAGCGCAATGCAGGGCGTCTTCGCTTCTCGCCAGCGAACTTGGACCATGGCATCAATGGCGGCTTTGGCTGCGCCGTAGCTGCTGTGGGGCGCAACGCGAGATGTCTCGCCTATCTTGATGCCTTCGTACTTATATCCAACGATTTCGCACGAGTCAGGGTCCAACGGGTTGCCACGCATAGTGGCGTGGCGAACTTGTCCAGCATCACCGTAGATCTCCGCACTGCTGATCTGGAGGATGCCCTTGCACCCGGCCGCCTGCGCTGCGTTGATGATCTTGAGCGCTCCGGTCGCATTCACGTTGAAAACGTGCAGCGGCCGCGAGAATGAATCAACGACGTACGGCCAAGCGGCGTAGTTCAGGACATACTTGATCTTGTGCTGCTCGAACAACTGACGAAGGTACTCCTCGCTCGCGGTGATGTCGGCGTGCTTGAACGTTGCCTTGGGGTGCACGAATTCACGCCGACCGGCCACCAGGTTGTCGATGACGAGAACTTTGCAGGACCTGTCGTTCACCAAATGGTTGACAACATGGCTGCCTAAAAATCCAGCACCACCCACGATGCAGCACGCCGCTCCCTGAATCGTCCTCATCCGTATCCTCCTCAAATCTTGAGCCTGTCCCGGACTGTCTGAATCAGTTGCTCGCAGCGATGGCGGTAAAGGTGGTGAGCCAGCACGTCTTTTCTGGCGATTTGCCCACCTTCAATGCGAGCGTCGTGATACTCAAGCAGGTGCGCGATGTCGTCGCGAATATTGCTGCCAGGAATGTAGTAGGAGACACCTTGCACGGCGAAGAGTGCATCGGGCGACATAGGCCAAAACCCGACACATAACGGATGCACAATCACGCCACCAAGGCCAGACATCAAATACAGTCTGTTGCTCCAGTATCGCGCCCCATGTGGCTCATCCGGACAAACCACCACCTTGCTCCGCGCCACCAGTTCGGCCAGTCTTTTGCCGTGCACCCCGCCCTCGACATGGTGCACCCTCGGCCCCCAGCGTTCCTTCATCGCCGCCACGAAGCGTGCCCTGCCCTCGCCGCACTTGATGACGCTGCACGGCAGCAGGATATCAATGTCCTCCGTGGTCCGCTCCGCAGGTTGCAGCCGCTCATCGAAGCCCTGCATGAGCCAGTGCAGCTTGCCGGTCGTGTCCTTGGCAACCCAGTCGCCATCAGTGCAGAAGCCAAGGTCTGCGATCGCTGTGGCCTGTTGCATCCAGGAACGACGCTGGGCGCAGCGCCGGGCGAGCGAGGGGTCTTTCGGGTAGTCCACGAGGTCCCAGTACCAGAAGACCTTGGGGCACTGAATCTGCCGTATCGCCTCCCAGTCGGACCATTTGTTGAACAGGCATAGGTCTGCTGGTGGCCCGTCGAACACCTTGCGGGCGGGCTGCTCTGGAACGCAGACGACCTCGTGCCCCAGCTGCCGAAGGGCGTAGGCGACAGCGCCCTCGTCGTCGTTACTTGAGCCGACCTGCCCATGGCGCCCAATGTAGACGATGCGGAGAGGTGTCATTCGCTTTTCTCCAAGCACGCCACGGCAAACACATCGTGGTCCGTTTCGCCTTCATCGTTCATCCAGAAACAGCGAACCGTGCCATCCTGGTAAATCTCCATGACGGTCATGTCCGGACCGCCAGAGCGAAGGGCAACGATGTCACCTGGCTCAAGATCGTCGCTGCTCATTCTCCCATTCCTCTCGCTTCGCCAGCAGGTCCTTGTACGCCGCCCAGAACAGCACGGCCCGGCCGTCGGCGTAGACGCCTTGAATCTCCTGCAAACTGAACCCCAGTGCCCCGTAGAACGCCTGGGCCTCCGTGTTGCTGACGCGCGTGAAGCCGTAGACAGAGTGGTAAGGGGGACGCTCGCGCAGCTTGTCGAGCATCCCGTACACCAGTTGCCGGCCGTAACCTTTGCCGTGTTCCGTCGTCTTGATGTGCAGCAGCTCGGTGTTGTCGCCAGTGCCGCGCCGCCAGACGATGTAGCCGCGCACATCATTGATGAAGTCGCAGCCCTCATAAGGTTCGACCTTGGTAAAGAGGACTTCCGGGCACAGCGAGCATTGCCAGTTGCCATTGATCTTGACCGCTGGCGCGAACTTCAGCCAGAATCCTCCATGCCTTTTGCAGCCAATCAGAGGAACTTCCTCACCGTCCACCTACCACCTCCCGCAGCCTCTCCGCCATCCGGTGCGCGAAAGCCGTCTCGCCGTAGGTTGCTTCAGCCCAGTAGGCAGAGTCCTCGGGCGCTGTGACGCCAGCCTGGTACACGATGTTGAGCGTCGCGGCGAACTCCTGCTCGTCATCCCACCGGAAATACGTCGCCCGGTCCCCGAACAAGTCCCGCCCCCCATGCCATGGCGAATCCGACAGCAGCACCGGTTTCCCCAGCCGGTAGCCTTCGAGCAGCGCCAGGCTCCCCGTTGACGCCTCGTAGTACGACGACACCAGCAGCCTCGCGTTGGCGATCGTGCGGCGGTAGTCGTCCCAGGAAAGCGAGGCCCCCGTCTCGGCGTGCGGTATGCCCAGTTCGGCGCACACCTTGGTCACCAGGCCCACATTCGGTTCTTTCGGGTATCGCCTCATCACGTCGACAACGTAACCGCCGTCTCGGGCTGGCTCGTCAGGATCCCAGAACGGCACCGGGCACTTGACCACGTGCGCGTCACGCTTCAGGAACTGCTCGACGCGCTTCACTACCGGCGTGGTCGGCACCCAGACCTCTTTGGCCCGCCGCAGTTCCCGCATGTAGTGGACCCAGCGCCGATGGTCGGGGTAGTCCTTGTTTGTCACCACCCACGGGTACAGGTCCCAGCAGTAGTGCACTACCGGCACCTTGGGGAAATCGCGATATCCGGGAACCAGTCGTCCGTAGGGATCCTTCTTGAACCCGTTGGCTGCATCTTCGACGACGGAGATGCCCCCGCAGAACACCACGTCGATCGAGCGGTCCATTTCGAGCAGGCAATGCACGTCGAGCTTGGCCAGTTCGCAGACCAGCTTGGCCGATTGCCACGGCTCGCGGTGGGATTCGATCAGGTAGCGGGGGAAGAAAACTCTCATTCTGGCTCGCCGTGGAGTTTGTTGATAGCGTCCTGCTGCAGTTCGCGAACCAAGCGTTTGTACTCTTTGAGAATGGCTCTGCTGTCGGCAGCTCTGCCGTCGACAAGGTTGATCTCCGCCTGGCCGTCGACAGTTACGGTTACGGCGTAAAGCGTTCCTTGTTCGAAATTCCAGAATCGAGTTGGCGATGCCACGACCGACATTCCAATGGAGGCGTTGCGGCAAATGTCTCCGTCGAGCTTCCACCCAGGCTGTTTCATAAGAGACACAACCTTGTGGGACAACTCCGTTGTGTAAAACTCGTCCTTGTATTCTCTATGCCTCCACATTACGACCATCGTGGCGCAGAACCCAAACATCAGAAGCAACTTGGCCATGTGCTATCTCCCTTGCCAGACAACACTCTGGAATCAGGCGATTCCTCTAAAACATTCCGGGATATCGCCCACAAACGGCAAAACCTTCGCATCCCGCGGCAGCGTCTTCCCCGCGTGCCAGCGTGCCCACGCCGCGCGGCTCTCCACGTACCAGCGTCGTTTGGGATCCGCAGACTCTCCGCGCTGGGCGTAGTAGTTATTCTTCGCCAGCCTGGTTCGCGCAGACGCCGCGAATCCCATGTGGATCATCTCGGGCATGCCCGGATGCTCGCGCGCGTCGAAGATGCGGTCGTTCATCGGCTTGCCGTCTGCCGTGTGCGGGGTGTTGTGGCAGGTGCGATGGTGCATGCCAGGCTGCCAGCGCCACCAGTGACAGCATGGGATCGACCAGAAGCCACCCACGACCTCGTAGCTGAACAGGGCCATTTCGGAGCATAGCGGCGGTCGCCAAATCTCGCGGCGGTTGAAGATGAACGAATCGTAGTCCCGGTGGGCATCCATCACCTCGATGATGCGGTGCTGGTGGTCGCGAGTGTAAAATTCGTCGGCGTCGATGCTGATGACGTAATCCGGCCGGATGGTTTCCGCCACGTCAAGATACGCCTGCCGCGCCCCGCACTTACCCTTCTCCGGTTCGCCGGGAAACGCGAAGCTGTGGCTGTAACCGTACGGGATGTAGGTCACGCGCGAGTCTTTCGCAGCGAGGTCGGCGAGGAACTCCGACGTACCGTCGACCGATAGGCCAGCGTTGGTCACCATGTCGGGGTTGGCGCTCCCGTACGCGCCGTCGCAGGCTTCTACGAAGATCCAGCGGCTAAGGCCCGGCCAGTCGCGATGTTGTTCGACCAAAACACGCAAAAACTCCATCTCGTTTAGACAGAGCGTAGCTAGCATCACACGCGGCACAACGCGCCCTCCTGGATCACGATGCCTCGCTGTTTGGCAAACGCCCGAACGTGATCTAGCGACGTTCTCCGATGAGAGTTGACACGCCATGACTGAAGTATTCCCGTGTCCATCCACCGTTGCACTGCGGTGGAACCGACGCCCAGCATTTTTGCCACGACTCCAGTGCCAAGAGGCCTCCGTCGACTCACGAGTGGCCCGCGAGACGCTCCGGTGAGATGGCCCCAACTTCTGCCATTGTTGATATGAGCGATGGTTCCTTGCGTCACACCAAACGTCTTGGCTATTTGTTCTTGAGATTGGTCTGTGGTTCTAAGAAGCGCCACGATGTCCTTCACATCATCGTCCGTCAGTATAGATGGACCGTTTCTGTCGCCTCTATTGTCGGTGCCATGTCGAACACGATCCTGGTAGTTTTCGGAATGCGTGCCCCAGCACAAATTGTCCAATCGATTGTCGCTTGGGATGCCATTCTTGTGCCGCGTTTCCTGCCCATGGGCGCGAACGCCGACGAACGCCTCCAAAACAAGATGGTGGACCTTCTTTTGAAACCTCTTGCCGCCTCTGGAAAGCGCCACTTGCAGGTATCCGTTCTTGAGATGACCAGGACGCATTCGCTTCCATGCATTCGACATCACAGATGGTTTTTGGCCATTAGTTTTCCAGCACGTCCACACGCTGCCATCGTCACCGACACGATATCCGGGGAATCCATTTGCTTCCTTAAAAGCTACCATCATGACACCTTTGATAGTTTCCGAAAAGGTCGTTGTGTGTATATCCTAATTCCATGCCGAAACAGCCAGTCGCGAAGATCATCCGTAAGGTCGTTTTCGTGACCGCTCACGATCTTGCATGCCTTAACATCGAACGACGCCGCACCGGACTTGACGATCGGCCATTCGTCCATCTGCACATGGTGGCCGCATTTCCTATATTCGCACGAGGCTTTATATTCGTCGAGAATCCTCATCATCGTGGCTTTCTGCCAGCCAAGGTCCGGAGTGTCGATGTGCCGAATGTATTGTGCCGGGTTTCCAGCGTTGACTGTTTCGTCGGCAAGGTGCCCTTTGACAATACTGCCTGCACCCACGACGCACTTCATGCCCACAACGCAGCCTGGCAGCAAAGTTGACCTATAGCCGATGATGGCCCCGGACTTAACCTCGATTGGGGCATAGCCAACCGGAAACCCTTCCAATTCCGAGAGCCAATAAAAATGCGTATACAGAGTCACTTCGGGCGACAGCCCAACGTCATCGCCGATGGTCACTTCGCGGGCCAGGTCGATTCGGTTGTCATGGAACGTACATCGTGAGCCGACCTTGAGAATGGCAAACTCGTCGTCGCGCCGCCCCAGACCGACTTCGAGACGACGGTTCCAGTGGGTGTAGCCGAAAAAATCGTTGCCTATTTCGATTCGCCGCCCGCACAGGTAGGCGTTGTCCGGAATGACGCAGCGGTCCCCGATGACGCACTCTTCCGCCACGTCGACCACCACGTTCTCGCCGATGGTGCAATCCTTGCCGGCGTGGAACTTGCCCGAGCGAACCTGCGGGCGGTAGACGGTGCGAACGCTGCCGGGCGAGATGGCCATGCCGGGATAATGCTCCGTCGTCATTTCGCCTCCTGCGTCTGAATCGGCTTGCCGCCGGCCGCGACGAACACGCTGGGAACCGTGTGATGGCTGGACCACAAGATCACCTTTCTGCCGACGCAGACTAGCGTCGTCATGACCTCGTGCCACGTATCTTTGCCGACTGACCCGCCGATGGTTGCCTCCACCATCTTGCCGACAACCACGTCCCAATTGTGGCTGTTCAGGTTGTCGCGAAAGTCCCAGTGGTCCTTCACGATGTCGATTACGTCGAACCGGCACGAGTCGCGCATGTGCAGCGATCGTGGCTCGACGTAGGCTTTCCTCGCTTCCTCGATGAAGTCCGGCACAAGATCGATGCCCCAGTAGTCCACGCCTTCTGGCATGAGCGGATACAGGTCACCGCAGCCGCAGCCGATTTCGAGAACGCGGTCCCCATGGCGAACGTAGCGGTCCAGGATGCGAATGCTGTTCTTGACGTTGCGCAGCGTCTCGGCAGCACCAGCGTAGCCCAGCGCGGCACGTACGGGGTCGTGGCGGTCTTCAGCGACGGCCGCGCGGATGCGGTCTAGCCAGAATTCGACGGTGGCTGGGCTGTTCATTTCTGGCCTAATGTCTGCAAATAGCTGACCCAACGGTCGATGGCATCTTCAAAGTTTGAGACAGCCTCTTCCAATGTAGCTCCCATGCCTTGCGGATCGCTGTCGCCGTACCAGGGTCCGGACATGGTTATTTCCCATGGCGGTAAGCCGGACTTTCGCGTGTCTAACCACCGCGTCACCGAGAACGGTGCGCATTCCCACCAGTCCCTGGTTGTGTTGTAAACATTCTTCACAGCCGACATCTTGAACGTCTTGCCTTTTATGGTGACATTCAGAGGCTTAGTTGTCGGTTTTTTATTCATGGCTGCTCCTTTACCTAAGGTGGTGGGGGAGGTCATCTACTTGACACCCTCGAACCATTCCGGATGCTCCACCAGGGCTTTCTGTCGCTGCTCGACGGCAAGCTTGTGGGCGTGCTCAGCGCTGACGAACGAACGTCCGCTGAACCACGCATAGTTAAACCGGTCAGCCTTCATAAACCCATAATCCTTCGTCTCACCCCAGCCCCGCTCGCCTTGTCTGTGTTCAACCGGAACGTCCGTGATATACATATGCGTGTAGTGCGCATCAACGCTCCCATCCAGTTTCAATGCCGCAACCCACTGTTGACCGAACACTCGCGGCGGCTCAGAGTCCAGCTCATACTCTTCGATCTCGTTGAACCGGTCGGGCATGTTGCCCATGTACTCTTCCGCCTTCTCCCGCGAAGAGAAGATGGCGCTGATGTGATAATCCGCATACGATCCCTCGGTTGCTACATATACCTTCATGCCCTTAGCCCTCCTGCTACAGTTAGCGTGTTGCCAGTCATGTACGTGGCCGTCCTCAAGAACTCGATCGCGTGCAACACCTCGTCAACCTCAGCAAACCGCTTCAGCGGAATCGTCTCGGTCACCTTGGCCTTGATGTCGTCCGACAGACGCTCGCCCATGCCGGCGTTGACGTAGCCCAACTCAAGCAGGTTCACGCGGATCTTGCGGCCGGCCAGCTCGTTTGCAGCCGCGCGGACAAGGCCCACGAGTCCGGCCTTGGCCGCGGCGTAGTTCGCGCAGCCGTACCCCCCAAGGCTGCCGACAATAGAACCGACGACGACAATGGACGCGCCGGTTACCAACGTTGACGCCAGCGCGTTTATGCACTGAAACGGTGATGTCAGAGTCGAGCGTAGCACCGATTCCCACTCGTTGATGTCCATCTTGCCAAGTTTCTTGTTCCTCGTGTCGGCAGTCAGCGTTATCAGAGCGTCTACCTTTTGGGGCACGTCAATCTCGTCAGTGTTGATAAGCCTCTCGTGCAAATGCTTGTGTCCGAATTCAAGGTAGCTTCTATTGATCAGTGCCGTCACCACATGCCCTTCGTCCAGATACTTCCGAACGAGAGCCGTGCCGATGGCCCCGGATGCGCCGGCAATGACGATGTGGCTCATGTAACGACGCTCCTGATGATCTCGAAACGCTCCGCCGCCGCGACCTTGACGCTCTTGCCATCGCCGATGCAGTACGCCATCAACATGGCACCGTAGTCGTACCTAAATTTCTGCGATTGGTAGGCATTGATCACGCGCCGCTTGATGTCCAGGTCCTTGTCCGAGAGCGCCACGAACAGGTTCGGCCTGCCGATGGAATAGTTCCACGCGAAGTTACACCGAACCACCATGGGAACGCGGCCGCGCATGACCCGCTCACACTCGACGCCGACCACTGCATGCGCCGTGTTTTCATCCTCTGGCGACAAGACGAACGCCACGTCCGGCCGCTCGCGCTCGCAGAAGTCGAATACATAGTTGGCCACGTCCTGACGACGATCAGCAATGCTCACGCTTGGCGTGTAGTTGAGAAAGTGCCGTTGCTCCTGCCCTACGCCGATCAGGTCCATCGATAGGTGCCATTCCGGCAGAACAAGACGAGACGATACTTCGGTTCCCATGCGGTCATTAATCGTGGCGCATGGCGAGAACGATACGACATGCACCTCGCAGCCGGCGCTGGCAAGGCGATGAAGCGTGCCAGCCGCCACCATTTCGTCGTCCTGGTGGCAGAAGAAGGCGGCGGCTTTTTTGATTCCGTTCAGCATCCGTCACCCCCACCTGGCCACATCAGCTTGCACCGGATCCGAAAACGACATCAGGACTGCTCCACAAGCCACCCGTCGCATCTCGGGGTTGACTTCGCTGGTGCCTCCTCTGGCGATGACCCAGTCAAACGAGCGGTCAGCAAACCTGCTCAAGTCGTGAAGGTCGCCGCCAACAAACTCTCTGCTCGGGAATCTCCGCTCGGCCTCGGCCACGAACTCAGGGACAAAATCCACGCCCACATACACCACGTCAGGAGGCAACAGCGCCGACAAGTCGCCCAGGCCGCAGCCGACATCGAGAACCTTGTCTCCGGGCTGGACGTGTTCCGCAAGAATCGCCTGTGCCTGTCCGTCAATGCGCTTCCAGTAGTTGACATCCGATCCGCAATCGCTGATCGCCTCGCGCAGTCCCTTGCCGCCTTGCATGGCAGCGCGAATTCGTTCGTGCCAGAACCCGACTGTCCACCGGTCCATCACGGCACCCTCCGATACGCTTCGTTGCACCCCCACCACTGGCGGAACCACGTCAACACCCGCACATACCCAGCGTCAGCCAGCAGCCGTCGCATCTTCTCGTTCGTCTCTGGTTGGCGATACCAGATCTCCACGTTCACCATGTCGACGCGCCCGGACGCGAGCAGGTTCTTTGCTCCCAAGAGTGCCGTGTAGTCCCAGCCTTCGCAGTCGAGCCAGAGAATGGCGCGAACGAACGGACCATATTCGCGGTCCAATGTGTCCAGTGTCGTCGTGGTCACCGTCTGCAACTGCTCCGGCGGCGCGGCAGCGATGTTTTCCGGGTGCATGCTTGGGCAGCAAATCGAGTCCATGCGGATGGTCGCTGTGCCTATCTTGCCGGACAGAGCCGCGCAGACGATGGGCTGCTCCGGTGGCCAGCTGCGCTCGCGCTGCCAGGTGATCGCTCGCGGGTCCGGCTCGATGCCCAGATACCTTGCCCGCGGCCACCGTTTTCGCGCCGGGCCGATTTCGTCCACATCACCCAGGCCGGCCATAATGACCCACTTCGGCGAATGCGTCAGGAACGGTGCCAGCACGCCCAGCGGATCTTCAGGAGACGGGTCGAACTGCGACGGATCCGCGTTGTTCGGGTCGAAAACAGGATCCATGGTGTCCATCGTGCTGCCGTCGAGCATACGAACCATGGGCATCACTTGCCCTCCCTTTGTGGCGACTTAGCCACCTCCGCTGACAGTTTCTCGATACGCTCTTCGATGTCTTGGACGCTCTTTTCAAGCTTAGCGATACTTGCAAACAGAACGACTAACAGTGGCGCATAGATGCACACGAAATCGCCAATCCACGCTTTACTTGGTGCGTACAGCTTGTCGGCATCGCTCTTGGTTAGAAAGTCGATCATGCGCCCTCCCGGTGCTTGGCGATCAGTTCCTGCCAGCGCTGTTCGTCCCGGTACAATTCCTGCCTCCAGCCGCGTTCAGCCCCGATCTTGGCGAACACGTCGAAGGTGGAGCCGAGGTCGAGGAAGGTACAGCCTGGGCGCAACCTGCGTATCCTGGCAAGAGTTGGGATGGCGCTGATTCCCATGCAAGCAACAAACACCAAGTCGTTTTGAAAGCAGTCCCACTTGAATGGCGGCTCAAAGTTATGTGAACAAGCGTTAGTGTCTGGCACGCGGATCCATACGCCGTACTCGAATGGCCGCGCTTTCAAGAGTGCATTGTTCCCGATAAAAACAACTTTTCGTTCGTTGAGCACCTTCAGTAGCGGCCCCAGCGTCCCCTCCCTTGACGCCGTGTCCCAGATCGTTCCGTCGTACCAGTCGCGATGCGGTGGCACCATGGCGGCGATGCTGTTGACCGAATGCTTGTCGTTGCCGGCGTACGTCCACGGCTCGGCAAGGAATGGGTCCGTGGCGTGCAGGACGTTGGGCTCGTCGATGGCCAGGGCGGCGCGTAGCTCGTCTTCCAGCTGGATGGTGACCACCTCGCCGTTCTGCATCGTGCGGCCAGTACGCTGGCGCGCGGCAACTGCGAACTCGCCGTCGCCCCAGAGATATGAGCTGAACGGCTCGCCGGAGCGGAGCTTGTCGAGATAGAACGATAGGCCTTCGCGGTGAATCATGTGTTTCTCTATCGTAGCGCCACGCCGTTTTCCGTTTTCACGATGTACCAAAAGTGCACGTATGGTTTAGTCTGTTTGACGCGATACAACTTAACGCCGTCAAACTCTGAGATTAGCTTAACCTCGGTGTCTGCGCCGACGAAGTCTTGATCAGTTACTCTGTTGTTGGAGCACCCAGCCACAAATAACGCGCATAGCATCATCGGGACGAACATGACAACAAAGAACGCCGACCACATGTTCCATAGTTTCATGTCACATACTCCTCAGTTTCGGAAAACGATGTTTCAGTCTCGCATTGCTGGCGTCCACTTATGCTCGTCTTCTGTGACAAGCACAACCTGAAAGTCCCCGTAGTCTCGTAATGCCTCGGCCAGTTTTTGGCATAAAGGAATGTGTTGTCGTCCGTAGCACCAGATTTCCTTGTCGGTTGGATGCATGTGGACTTCAGCCAACGCATGAATTATGTAAGATTTGAAAATGAACCATCCCGTCGATATCGTAGGTCCGTAAACTCGCCACACATCATATCGTAACTGCCGACTACCAGAACCTTTGCAAATCTCCTTTCTGGTGCTCTCGACACCTTTTACCGACACTATGGTGTTTTCGAGTTTTAGATCATCGCTGATTCTTACAATAGTCATTACACGCTCCTCAGTTTCGGCACCACCACGTCTTGCAGATAACGCCAGTGCGTGCCGTTGGGTTTCTTCATCCAGTCGCGGATCGGGTTGCCCGCCAGCGCTGAGAGCAACGCCCCAACGTCGATGTGGGTCGTGTTCGGGTAAGCGTTCCATACCGCTTCGGACGCTACTTTGCCAGTGAAACCGCAGGCCCACAAGAATACGTTGTTGTAGGTGCCGTTAGCGGCCTGCATAGCCTCTCTGATTATCGTGTTGTGTTCGTCCCACGCATTGTCAGCCTCAGTTGGCACGTGCTCCGCGTGGCCGAACAACGCTTCGCAACCGACGACTACGAGCGGACGCGTCAGCAAAGCGCCCAAGAACTCCATCAACTCCTCGCCAGCGCACTCCCCTATCGCTTCGGCCTGCTCGTCGAACCAGAGGTCGCTGTGGCACCAACGAACATATATGGCCGCGTCCACAGCTTGCAGTAGTTCGGCGGCTTCATGAGTAGGATCCTCCGGCCACCATGAGCCGACAATGATATTGTCCTTCCAAGCGGAGGCGCAGCAGACGCGATGATACGTCTGCGTTAGCCGTCTCCCCATGTCACGGAAGTACCGGTGCCCGTCCGTGTTCACGTCGTTCTCGCCCTTCAGCCCGAACATGGCGGTTGCTTCACCGTCGTTGTAGCGCGTGTGGAAGAACGGACGGCCCTCCTTGAGCCAGCTGGTCATCAGGCGAAGTTGTTCGGAGACGGTGAGGGGTTTCATTGCCGATGCACCTTGATGTGGTTGACTTTCGACGCCACTTGCGCCATGTAGTCATCGTTTCTCCATTTTTGCTGGAAACGCCAGGACGACGTATTGATGATTGCGGACGGCCCCCAGGCAATGCAGCCAGCGAGCCATATGCCTGCAAGTGCACCGTCTTGTCCAAACTTCCAATAAACTGCGGCGTTGACGCCGTGACAGAGCGATGCGACGTATCCCAGGATGGCCGTGTACATGGTGCTGCGAACGTGGACTTCTGTTGGTGTCATGACAGACACCCCTTCAGGGCGTCGGCTTCTTCCTTTGTCAACCGACACTTGTCGTAGCCCTTCGCCGCCAGCTCGAGGTACGCCAAGTAAGATCCTGACCCCTTCTTGGAAGCCTTGTCGAATATCTCCCGTCGTCGAATCACTAGGTCCACGATGGACGGTATTCTCAGGCACCTGTACCACGGGAGAGAGGCGATGTAGCGAAGCACCTTTGCGTATGTTTCGCTGGCCTCTTCCGCTCTGGTTCTCGGCGGATGATCTTCAAGATGGGCCTTTGCGAGACTGTCGAACCATTGCTGGTAGTCTCCCTGAGGTCCTGACGCGAGAAGATCTAGTTCCTTGCTCATCGCACGCTCCATGGTCATAGTTCCAGTGATGCTCTCCACTTCGGGGCCATGTTCGCCCACGAATGTTCTTCGGCCCACGCCTTGCCCGATTGCGAATAGGCGGTGATATCGGTGCCGTAGCAGGCGTCCATCTTGGCGGCGATCGCCTCAGGACGCACGACTGCCTCGCACACTTCCAGGTAATTCCGGCTCACGCAGCCCCTTCGAATCGTCTCGGCAGGTATCAAGCCTTCCTTGGGCAGCCATGTATTCATCGGATACCGATCGGTGGTCAGCACCAGCATTCCTGCAGCGCGCGCCTCTTGCAACGGTAGGCTAATCGGATTCCACTTCTCCGGGGCCACGTACACGTCGTGCTCGGTGAACAACTCCTCGTACGGGATCTCTCGCGCCACGACCTCGACCTTCGGATGCGTGCCGTTGCCACCGAACACCTGACGCAGCACGTTCTGTAGCCCGCTGTCGTGCTGACCACGAACCGTCAGCGTCAGGTCGCTCTTGACGTGCTTCATGGCTTCAAGCAGCTGCCGCGTACCCTTGTGCTCTCCGTGTCCCAGGTGGCCGGCATTGTGCAGAAACCTCTTCGCCACGGTTCGCTGACGCCAGGTCGACGGGTCAACGGGTATCGGTAGGAAGCATTCGCGGAACGTGAAGCCGGCAAACCGACCGTCCTTGAAGTAGTCGTGGTCCTCCAGGCTGGGGCTGATGACGATATCGAACCATGCGGGTGGGCGCCGGGGGGTCCACTCGCTCATGGGCACAAGAGCCGTGCGCACACCGCGAGCCCGGCAGTAGTCCATGAAGCCCCAGTCGAACGGCGTCTCCCAGAACAGCATCACGTCCACTGTCTTCAGGAAGGCGTCGACCGTCGGACCGTTGAACGGGCGGTTAACCAGCTCCAATGTGCTTGGCGGATACCAAGACATGAGGGTAGGTCGGCTCGGACTCGTGTGGCGGTAGACCATCACATCGTCGACGATGCCAGCGGCGTAGAACGACTTCATGAGACGCCCTAAACCTTGCTCGCAGGCGTATGACACGGACCCCACGCGAAGCATTACTGGCCTCCTTTACGTCTTAACCATGAGGCTCGAAGTTTTGCTCGGTGGCGAATGGTTAACTGTCGACCACGATGTGCTGCACCAATCTTGAGTTTCGATTGCTCCCAGTGGGGACCGGCTTGCTTGGCTGGCAATGTCAAAGCGTCACCAATGGGCCAGCCTAGAGCAAGTCGCTTGCGTATGCATCCAGGTCTCAATGACATTTCGCTAGCCCAATCCGTCAAGCACATTGTTCTGCCAGCAAATGAGAGAAACAGATTTCGCCGCGTGTTTCTGGTTTGCTTGTGCGATGTTGCCCAAATGCAGTTGTCTGGCGAATATCCAGAGTTATTATCCTTGCGTTCTATTTGATACTCCTTGCCAGGTCTTCGCCCCATGTCAGCCAAGAACGCCGAGAATGATTGCCAACGATCGCACACAGAGATGCCGCGGCCACCGTAGTGTGGCCATCGCGGGTTGTCCGGATTGAAGCAACGCTGGTGCATGTTGTTCCAGACTATGTATTCGGGAATCCTGCCGCGCCTGCCTCCAGACATACCATGAGTGGTGATACGCCTAACAAACATTTCGTACTGCAAACACCCGCAGCTTTGCGTGTTTCCTGACGTAAGATGATCACGGCGACAAACGACAACATTGCCGCACGTACAACGAGACTTCCATTGCAGCCTGCCCTGTCGGTCTCTTTCTCCCAGCGATTCCACTGTCAATCTGTTGAATACGCGGCCTCTCAAGTCTTCTGCTTGGCGACCATCAACTATAATCTTCGGACACGATAGTGCTCTCATTGCTTGTCCACATCCCTCAGGCAGAAGTCGGCCGGCAACTCGTTCCGCTGATTGATCGGCCCCAGGTCGCTGCGAACGGTCGGCCCCTCTTCCGTCTTGAACCGGATCAGGTGGCCCTCGGGGTACGGCGTCAGGCCCGCATGCCCCGCCTTCACGATCATCAGTCCGATGCTGCGGTCGTCCATCATCGCTCCGCACAGGGCGCACCGCTGGATGACACGGTTCAGATGCCCGCGGAGAGCAACGGGTCGCCCCGCGATGTGGGTAACACTCATGCTGCCTTGCCCCCTTCCGCCCTCTCGCCGTCCATGATGATGCCGATGAGGTCCTTGATGTGCGTTGTCGCCCGCCAGTTGAGGCAGTTCCACGCCTTCTCCGGATTGCCTCGCAGAATGCCCCTTGCCTGGTAGTAAAACTGCGGATCCACGGTGATGTAGTTGCTCAGATCGCGCGGCCCGATCTTCATGCCCGCCCGCTGGAAGGCGAAGTGCACCATGTCCTCCACCGAATGCGCCTGCGCCGTGGCGATCACGAAGTCGTCGGGCTTCTTGAACTGCAACATGGCGATGGCAGCTTCCATGTAATCGCGGGCATAGCCCACGTCCACGCGGCCGTCGAGGTTGCCCAGAGCGAGTGTGTGCTGCTGGCCGGCGGCGATGCGTTTCACGCCGCGGCAGATCTTGTGCAGAAGGTAGTGCTCGGAACGACGCTCGCTGTCGTGGTTGAACAGGATCCCGTTGGCCACGAACATGTCGTGCCGCTGGCGATACATGCGCCCCATGTAAAAGACGTGGCATTTCGCCACGCCGTACGGGCTCTGCGGGTTCAACGGCGATTGCTCGTCTTGCATGCCCGTGAGGTCGGTAAATGCCGGGTCGCCGAACATCATGGCTGAGCATGGCAGGAAGATTCTCGCCTCGCGGCACTGAACGCGGCAGGCTTCGAGCAGATGCACCGTGGCCTTGACGGTGACCTCGACCTGGTACGCGGGGGTGACGTGCGACCAGCCTACGGAGTCCTGGTCCGCTTCGTGGTAGACCTCATGCGGGGATACGTCAGCAATGATGCCTTCGAGGCAGCTGGCGTCCGTCACGTCGCCTTGGTGCAGGATGATCTTGTCGCGGCAGTGGGCGATGCGGGCGAGGTTGTCCAGGGACGAACGGCGGACGATGCCGTGGACCTCATAGCCGCGTTCCAACAGTAGGTCACACAGGAACGATCCGTCCTGGCCACCGCATCCGGTTATTAGCGCACGTTGCGTCATTCCCTTGCTCCGTGGCACCGCTTGAACTTCACCCCACTGCCGCAGGGGCACGGATCGTTACGCCCGATTCGCTGCATCATTCGCAACGACCGGCCCCTGCGAACTGGTGGCTTGAAGTTGGACAAGCGTTTGACGGCTCGCTGAGCCTTGCTAAGCGCCAAGGCGTAGTTGCTGGCGTCAGTCACGCAACGGCTCCCGTCGCGTCGGTTTCGCAGTGGCGGAGAGCTCGTTGTGCATATCCCACAGCACGAACACGATGAGAACGAGCACACTAGGCCACCCGAAAAGGCTAGCTAGTAGGACACCGGCAAACGCCGCGCACACGGTTCTCATCATGTGATCCTCACTTCTGGTAGGGGTAAGATAAACCTGCCTCCCCGCTCGTGCCATTCGCGCTCGCGCTCGCGAATCTCTGCCTCAAAAGCGTATGGGAGTATCAAAGCGAAATCCGGCTGCCGTCGCCGAAACTCCTCTTCGCTGACGATGGGGATGCCTGTGCCGATCGTGAACTTGCCGTGCTTCTCCGGCGAGCGCTCCGCTGCGAACGAGATGACGGACGAATCGAAGCTCCACCACTGCAACAAAGTGTTACCTTTGGTGCTCGCGCCAAGCACTGCCACGGTCTTTCCGTCCGCTACAGCCGAGCGCACGCAGTCCACGACGGCTTGTCGGTTCTCGCACGCGCGCCGGTAGAAGAACATCATCGCGTCCGGACCGTTCAGTCCAATGCTGGCCTCGGCGTTGAAAGCGTCTATCCACCTGTTGGACGCTTCTGGCGATGCGCCGATCCATGAATCCTTGTGCCGAACGTACAGACGGTAGCTTTCGCCGTTGACCGCATTCGTCTCGATGTCGAAGATTTCCAGCCCGTGCTTGGCGAAGAGAGATTCGAGGGATCTCAATGAAAAGAAAAGCAGGTGCTCGTGGCACAGGTTGCCAACGTCAGCCACGGCCAGCATGTTCTTGGCGCACATCAGTTGCGCGATGAAGACCCCGTCTTTCGCTAGGCACCTGGCAACACCAGCGACGAAGGCATTCGGGTCCTCGGCATCGTAAAGCATCCCCAGCGCCGTGATGACCTTGGCCTTCCGCTCCCCGGAGAGATCGACGCCGCCCAGACGCATGTTCTCCAGCGTCCTCTCGGACAGAGGCCAGAACTCCTGGAAGAAGTAGCCGACGCCCTTCGCCCCTTCTTCAGCGAGGTTCTTGGCCGGTTCAACGCCTACCTTGATCAGTCCGGAAACTTCGTAGGATCGCAGAAACGTTCCGTCGTTGGAGCCGATGTCGAGCACCACGTCACCAGCCTTGAGGTTGGCCACGCGCTCGGCTGCTGCGGCAACGTCGCGCAGGGCATCTCGCATGGTTTGCGTCCGGCCCGACACGTACCAGTAGTGGCCGCTGTAGAGCAACTCCTGGGGCGCGGTGTGCTTCATCTGCACCAGCGTGCAATCGCGGCATTGTTCCAGATCGATCGGGCACTCGGTACCGTCGTAGATGTGCTCGCGGTCCACGAAATCCGACACGAAATGCTCGCCCAGCGAAAACAGGGGCGTCATGTTCTCGGAGCCGCAGCAGCGGCAGGTTGTGTGGGTGATGATGTTCAATTGCCAAACTCCGCTGCCACTGTGCAGTAAGCCGATGTGAGGATGCCAATGGCATCCTCCTCTGTCAGACCTTTGCGCATCATCTCGCGAGCAAGTTCAAGGAACATGTCACGACCTGCCGACTTCCACCAGCCACCACCGTATGGGATGTCGTCGATGCGATTTTCAAGCGTCATGCCACCCTCTCCCTGTCCCGCTTATTCCTCTCCATCGCCGCGCGGATGACGACAGCTTCGTCACCCATGCAGTGCACGAGGTTCGCGATGTCCTTTGGCAAACAGGCTCCGCCCGCGCCAAATAAGCCGTCCACACCAGGAACCTGAGTGTGGGCGTGCGCAATCCGCCCGTCGCTGAGTAGCCCAGCCAGTACGCGAGACCAGTTCATCCCTCGCGCCTGGGCAAACTGGTAGAACTCGTTGAAAATGGCGATTTTCGTAAGGAAAAAGCTGTTTTGCATGAGCTTCACGGCCTCGCTCTCGTCGCTCGTCGTGATGTGGACGGGAATGCCTGGGAAGCGCCGCTTGTACAACTCTGCGAGAAGGCTGGTTGCCGCGCTGGGGTGCGGTATGCCCACGATGTTCCGCGCCGGTACCTGCGCATCGGCCACCGAACATCGCGCCGTCAGAAACTCAGGCGAGTGCACCAGATTCTTGACGCCGTAGCGTTCGCCCAGCTTCTTGGTTGTGCCGACCGGCACCGTGGACCGCAGCACAAAGTTGCGATCGGCGAAAGCGGACGTGCCAACGTCCCGAAAGAATTGTTCGACAAACGAAGTCTTGCACGACCCGTCTTCATTCGCCGGTGTCGGCAGACAGACGAAGATCAGGTCGCAGGAAAGAACATCTTCAAGTGAGTGCGTGCATCGCTCCGGCACCACGTCGTAGACACGAGTGCCACCTTCGGAATGCTCCATGAACGCCCGCGCCATAGCGTGGCCGACTACGCCCCCACCAACAACCCCAAGCCTCATCCGCGACTCCTTGCGTTCCGGCCCCCTATGTTTGTCCTACCAAAGCGCCAGCGCCGTCCAACACGTTCTCGCTCCATCCATCCGCTACCAGCTGCATACTGCTGCCGACTGTGGAGCACAAAGCACCGGTGTGCTGCACCAGGCTCGGGCCGTGCACCATTTCGACGTAGAACAGCGGTTGCAGGCAGCGCCTCACGCAGTCGTCGATGTAAGCCTTGCGGCGGATGCCATCGAGCGGCTGACCGTGCAGCCAGGACTGCTGAAGGAGAGTCGTTACCGTCTCACGATTGAACACCAGGGCGACAGCTCCGGTTCCCGGACGCTTGGATGGATGCCAGCCGTCGCCGTTGGCGCTTGCTGCCGTCGTGAAGCAGTTCAGGTACACCGGCCCTTCCATGCTGGTCTTTTCCAGATAACTCCTCAGCCCCCGGCACGCCTCAAGATCGTCCTGGAACATGGCGTAGCGATCTGCTGCCGGCTCGCGGATGAGAAGCTCCTGTAGGCTGAGCAACCAGTTGCCGAAGGCGTGCATCCTCGGGTGGCGAAACGTGATTTCCAGACCGAACAGTCCGGACCACTCGACGCCAGACGTGGCCCCGTCAACAAACAACCGCGGGGCCGGAAATCCTGCTTTCTCAAGGCTGGCCAGCGTTCGCGGCAGAAGATCCTTGCGACGCTCGGGCACAGTGGTCACACCGTAGGCCCACTTCATTTGTTGCTCCTCGGTGGTCGGTCCATCAGGACTTCCAGCTCCTGCAAGCCCTGATCCTTGACGATTTCCTTTTCGTGCTCCTCTTTCGCGCCCATCAGGCGGCTTGCCAGTCGTTCGGCCCAGTCGCTGAAGGCGTTCAGAGCCTCTCGGCGCTTCGGGCAGTTGCAATGCTCGCCCAGAAACTTCGCGGCGCGATCCTCGGTGATGCCCACCAGCTCGAATGCCGACTTCAGTTTGTCGCCCCACTTCCACGCCATGGCTCACCCCCTGAGGAATTCCAGGGCATCGTGGCTCTCGCCAGGAAACGTCGGCGAGGTCGCGTGGTGCTTGTCCGGGTCGTCGTTCTTCAGGTTGTTGCCGATGGCGCTCTTGTCGCCGATGTGCTGCACGAGGCTTGGGTGATGGCAGTATTCGCGCCAGCCCGCCTTCTTCATCGACTCGACGATTCCCCCGTCGACCGCCTTGTGCCCGCGGCCCTTGTCGATCGGCCGGCGGACCATGTGGTCGTTCGAGAAGAGCGCCAGCAACGCATCTCGGCTGAACACGGTTGCCACTGCCCCCAGGCCGCGCTGCGAGGTGACGAACCAGCCGCGCTGGGGCAACTTCTGGGAATCCTTGGGGCAAAATCGGTAGTTAAAGTGGACCGTGTACAGGTTCAGATAGGCGCGGTCCGGATACGGGGACGCCTCAAGGAATGACCGCAGATTGCGGCAGGCGACAATATCGTCCTGGAACATCGCGTAGCGATCGGCGTGCGGCTCGCGGACGTACAGTTCGAGCAGCCCCAGCATCCAGTTGCCGAACGGATGACCATAGGCCGTGGTGTTTGGGCGGTCGTTGACTTCACGTGAGATGCGGTCCCGGATGGTGGTCGGCAATCCGAGATCGCGGTAGAGCTGGCTTCCGGGAAGTCCACCATCGACGAAGAGGCGTGGTCTATCGAACCCTGCGGCGGCGAGAGAGGCGAGCGTGCGCGGCAAGAGGTCCAGCCGTCGTGTCGGGACGGTGGTGATGCCGTAGGACCACTTCATTTGCAGAAATCCATTCTGCGACGCTGACTCTATCCTATCGGGCGCGTGCAGCTGGCGTCAGGGACGATTTTTCGAATTTGTCGAAATGCGATGGCCACCACACCAAACGACACAAACGCACATCAGTTGATTACGCGGAAGGCTTCCTCCATGTCGGCGAGTATTTCGGCGAGTCGAACGGCTTTGTTGTTAGGAGAGTTGTCGCGATAGTGACGCATCATGTCCGCAGCCTCGGCAAGTAGACGGTTGTCATTGGCCCCAAATCGATATCCAGAGTGTTTCAAGGCAATATATCGGCACACCGCACACAACTCGGAGACAACGAGATCCTCGGGGTAGCGGCATTCACAGCGAAGGCATCCGATCCACTTCTGCGGATACCATTCGCACTCTGGATTTGCGAGCCATGATTCCATGAGCCAATTATGGCTAGCGGCTGCTAGGCATGCAATCAATCTTTCGCCGCTCGGCCTCTGCCACAGACCGCGATTCGGTGCGCCGCAAGAAAACCCACATCGGGCAAATGCCGGTCTGAAACGTTCGAATGATTCACTTAGGAAGTCACCATGCCGAACACACTTGCCCGACTTGGAGGATCTATGCTCACCTATCTGAAAGCCGAATCCTGGTGGATCTCTCTTTTGCTCGCTTTCGCGTGCTTCACGTTTATGGTGATCGCGGAGGCGTCCGGATCGCGCAAGAAGGACGTTGTCGTGATCGTCGACGGTTTCGAGGTGTCTCGCGCGTCCGGCGGCAGCACGATCGTCGTCAAATGTGAAGGCGCTGATTGAATCGCCTCAACTCCGGCTTGACTCTGGCGATGGCGTACTGCGTCACGCTGACGCCAAGGAACTCCGCTATGCGGCCCACCTCGGCTACCGGGTCAGCCAAGAGCGTGTCGTAGTCGACGAACAGCTTTTCCCCGTGGAATCTCTTGGCTTCTGCCACTGACGCGAAGAAGGGTTGCAGGTAGTCCGCAGCCCATTCTTCGGTGTGTCCGGTTCTAGCCGCCAGTGACGCAATCGACTCGGCGGGCGGTCTGCACGGGAAGATAGCTCGAATCTCGTGCGAGCACAGCGGCCACCAGTGAGGCCAGACGAAGGACAGCAGGTGACTCTTGACGCCCCAGCGAACGTAGGTCCCCTCCCTCTTGGCTACCTGGTCCTTCAACTTGGGTAGCGCATCGCGGTTGAACGTGTCGACGGTGAAGTGGCCGGGATATCCTCCGAGCACCTCGACAAATAGCTCGTGGAACTCGTCATCGCACCAGAAGCCGTCCCTGCACCACTCTGGGTCTTCGGTTATCCACCGCTCGCCCATGCAGACGCCGAGAACATGGACGATGCTGCTGACGAGGCTTGTGCCGCTCCTCATCGGTCCTACGACTGGTACGACGACTCCCATCTCAATGGAACCAAACTTTCACAGTGATGCAATCCACGCTGATCGTGGGAATGCCCTTGCCTCCACCGGGCGCGGAGTTGAAAACGACTCCGAAGTCAGCGTCGTTGATGTCCGCCGCCGTCCATGTCTCCCCCCACAGGATCGAGTCGCCGCCGTACGTGTTCTCAGTTTCTGTGGTGTTGATCACCGTGTTGTCGGAGGCGCGATTGGTCGTCGATATCGATCCGTCCGCCTTAACCATGCGAACGTTGCTCACGGTGTGCACGCGCGGTCCGGTCCTGAACAGCTGAATCTTGACCTCGATACCGTCGATTGTCGCGCCATCGGGAATGGAGAAGCCGAAGTTGGTAGCTTTGAGGTATTGCGGCGAATTGGACGTACACGTCGCGTACACTCCATCATCAGCGGATATATTCCCAGGATTGGTCCACGCAGTGACGCCGACCGACGCATCGCTAGCGCCAGTACCTGGGAACAGTGGACCCTGTGGGCTCTCAGCGCCACCCCCATCACTCCCCGTTCCTGTTCCCGTCCCGGTATCCGTGCAAAGCCCCTCGTAAACCGCCAGCTCGTAATCCGCAGAGCCGGCGTTGTTGTACTGCACCTCGATGTACAGCGTCGTCACGCCCACGACGATGTTCGAGCATTGGCCGTAGTCGCTGCTGTCGGCCGTCAGAATTTGGGGAACCCCACCCACGCCTGAGCCTTCGCCGGTGCGCTCGCATGTCGTGTACAGCGCCCCTGTCAGAACGCCAGCTGGTGTGCCCTGTGTCCACAGGTTGATGCTGTACTGCGTATCAGGGTCCAGGCCTGTCATGACGTACCAGTCACGCTCCGACGTGCCAGTGATGCTGCCAGCTTGGATAGCACCGAGAGTGAGTGAGGTCGCTTCTTCACAACCAGTGAGCGTGCCAGTTCCTGTCCCCGTCTGGCTGCCGCAAGTGCCAGGATCCATGTCGATGCGATACGTAGCTCCAACAGTGACCGCCAGCATCCATAGGTCGGAGATACCAGTTATCTCCCCGCAGCTGAACTCGTTGGGTCCAGAGAATTCAGTGTCTACAGCGCCAAAAAACCCTGTTCCTCGTCCGTGGCCGTCACAGCCGGTGTACAGTTCCAGCCGTACGGTGTCGTGACCTGCTATTGCAATGAGCGAAAGCGCATACGTCGTACCAGGGTCCAATTCGACGTGGTACCACTTCTGCGCGTCGATGTTATTGTCTTCGTAGCTGAATGGTGGTGCCGGTAGCTCCGTTGGCGATCCGCATCCCGACGACGGGCTACCAGTACTAGTGCCAGTGCCAGTTCCCGTCCCCGTGTCGGTCGCCGTGATGACGACGTTGCATTCGTCGAAGGCGTAGCTGCTGTTCTCGATGTCGGCGACCGTGAAGTCGACGGTAGCCGATGGCGTGGTCGTCACCACCGTGATACTCGCAAGCGCATTCGCGACAGCCGACACGCTGCCCTGAAAGGACTGGATCGTCCCGCCGTTCGCGCCGACGCTCCACGAGATCCCAGTCGTGGTCGCGAAGGTGATGCTGAAGCAGCCGGTACTGACGAGATCCACCTCCAGGGTCGTGACGTGTGGGGCACTGACGCCGATGGCGAACGTTACCTCCTGGTCGCCGGTCAGTTGCTCGCCCGGACAGGTGAGGTCGACGTACACGTGCCCTGTGCCAGTGGACGTGCCAGTGCCGGTTTCCTGGTTCTGGCTCACGCAGGCGTCTTCGGATTCGTAAGGTCCCACGAAGGTCCAGCCCAGAGATTCCAGATCGGCCTTCGCTTGATCCGTCAGAAATAGGCACTCTGCCATATCAATCCTCTCCTGCCCACCACGCGCCGCCCGTTTGTCCACCCGATGGCGGCGTTGCAGCCCACCAGGACCCTTCGGCGTCTAGGCCATCGTCCGTCGAGGTCGCCGTGCCTGCTGCACATGCTGCCGTGCAAAGGTCTTCCGAGTCGTAGGGGCCACCCAGCACGGTGTACCCATCGGCAACCAGCGCATTCTTCTCCGCTATCGTCAGCCGTCGACACTCCATCACGGTGTCCCCGCCCACCACGCCCCACCAGACTGACCGCCGCTCGGAGGTGTCGCGGCCCACCACGCGCCTTCGGCGTCCAAGCCGTCATCGGTGCTGGTGGCGGTAGCCGTAGCAGTGCCAGCTCCGGTGTCGCATTCGCCATACACTGCGGAGATGACCCAGGAGCCGAACTTGTCGCGGCTGATGAGCACGAGCGTACCAGACGCGATTGCCTCCGAGAGCAGGTTCCATGCGGTAATCTCCAAGCCGTCGACGGCTTCCAGATCGCCGTCCACCAGCCGGTAAACTTGGCATTCGGCACTGTCGAACCCGGTATCGCAGTCTTCCGCGGCGACGAGCGCCGTCTGCGTGATGGCCAGATATTCTTCGGGTGCCTGGAGGTCCTGATCATCCCAACCCGGATCTCGGCGGTTGATGTTCGGTGGTGGCGACTTGGCCCACTGGTCGTAGGCGTCCTGCAGTTTTGCCGCGGCGTCGTCAGTAAGGACGGGAATCTTTTTGGCCATCGTGTTCCACTAACAAGATGAACACCAGTTGCTGCCAAGGTAGGTGTCGCCGTCATAAACCGTTACGAAATTAGGAACCAAAGCGCCAGGATTCGTGTTATATGGGACGCCCGTCGAGTATAGCGTGAATACGTTTTGCGTGGATCGCGACAGTTCTCCGCTGAACCTGTACACCAGCGTGTCGATTTGGAACTCCCAAACCAGTTCCGCAAAGTTGTATTGGAGGTTCGCATTGCTGCCGCCAACCTGGTTGCAGGGAAGGCAGACGCCACCACCGCCCCAGCGACATGTGCTGACGAACTTGAGGATACCAGGTATATTCGGATCGCTGCCGCACTGGAAATCGCCGGGAAACGACTCGCCGTTGTGAAGGTCGCTACTGAGCACGAACACCCAACAAGTCGGACTGCCACAGTCGATGTCCGTACCTGTCCCTGTACTTTCCGGTGCCTCCACGCAATACCACTGCGGGCACTCGAACACCTTCTTCGTCACCCACTGCCCGAACTTGTCACGCACGGCCAAGGCGTAGCTGCTCGCCGGAATATCCGTTCCGTCCGGGTTCGTGACGAGCACCGTCAGCCCGTCAACAGCCTCCAGCGTCCCATCGTTGAGCCGGTACACCTGGCAATCCGCCGTACCGCGACAGCTCGTGATACCTTCCCCGGTGCCGACAATGTAGCGGTCGGGCGACGAGCCGAGCACTTCGGGATGACGCGGGCGCATGCGCGGGCGGCTGGTTCGCTGGTCGCGCACAAAGCGCCCCAGCTTGCCGATGTCCGCTCTCGTGAGTACCCGCACCATCACGTTTCCTTGAAGAATCCGTTCCGCACGTCCTGCGCCCGCAGGTAGGGCTCGTACCGGTCACAGATCCGCTTCGCCTCGATTGCCTTCTTGCAGTCGCGGCAGATGCGGTGGCCTATCGGGTCGCTCGTCACAAACGTGTGTTCCGGTCCTGGACCCAGGCAGCGCACCCATATCCGGACTTTTCGGGGCCGCCTTTTCCTGCCCATGGGTCACCGTGGGTAGACGACCACGACACAGCGCGCGCCGCCCTTCTGGCACCGCAACGACAGCCGGGACAAGTCACTCGGTTCATATCGCAGCGAACGGCCAGGGCGAACGTAGCCGAGCAGTTCGTCACCCAGAAACACCTCGACAACGGCTGCGTCGAGACGGGCGCGCTCTTCCGCTGTTGGTCGCACCTGCAGGTTCGTGCCTGTGTTGTTGGCGATCCGCAACGTTGCCGCATCCTTGACCCAGCAGCCACCGGTCAATTCCAGCAGCGCCGTCTTCGTTTGCAGGACGACGATGTGCCGCGGGCCGAATAGTTGTTCGCTGCTGGTCACCTGGTAAATGCCGACGTGCTCGACGGGCTGCGCATCCTGCACGCCTTCGAGATAGATAGCCTCGGTTTCGATCAGGCGCGGCATAATGTCCTCAGCGCTCGAAGGCGTTCAGCAGTACGCTGCACGGCGCATTGGCAGCCTTGATGCGAAGCGTGCTTGTGTTGCTGCCTGTTCCTGTACCTGTCCCGGAGTATTCGTCGTTGATATCGCGCGGCAGCTTCCAGATGTAGTTTTCGCCAGGCCCGACCTCCATGAAGGGGTAGAACGTGCTGGTGGTCGAATCCCAGCGCCCCAGCGTGATGTAGTTCGACGAGTCCTGGTTGATGACCTCGCACATACCGGGAGTGTCAAGCAAACTCAGATTCACGTCGGTGCCGTTCGTGGTGGCCTCGACGAGGGCAGGAGTCGGCCCCTTGCGTCCCGTCATCGTCACATTGAAGGCTTGCTGCGGAGACTGATAGCGCACGTTGTCGGCACTGACGAAGAGGCTTACGCGCGCCTGAATCTCATTGGCCATGGCTCACCTAAATCTGCACCTGCAGGTCCATCGGAATCCGTAGCAGGCTGAAGTCGGCTTCCTGGTAATACTGCACGCTGATCGATCCGGGCGGATCGCCGCCGGGGGAGGAAATCTGCACCGTCGTCGGCAAATTGTCTGGCACGTCGTTCAACAAGAACTGGCTCTCGCTCGTGATGTCGTCCAGGGCAAATTGGCCGGTGCAGGAGAAGTCGCCCTCGAACTCGAAGGTGTAGCCGGCGAAACTGATCGTCAGCGTCGCCGTGTCGCCCGAGACGCTGATTTGCAGGTTAGCCGTCTGGCTGTTACCCATGTCGACGGTGGCCACCCAATCACAACCGCTGACGTATTCCAGCTGCACGTCGTTCCACAGTGTCCCGCGAATGCTTGTCGTGACGGCACTGCTGTTTCGCGCCTCGAAATCGGTGAAGCCGCGCACGACGAAATACTTGGGGGTCGACGTGCATTCGGAGCAGTTGCCGCTGCCGGGGACGTATTCGATTTCGGGGATGTAGGGCTTGCCGTGGCCGTCAAGGATGACCTTCGCGTTCTCGCCGTTTTTATCCTTGTAGCGGTCGAAGTGCGATGGATTCGACGGGTCCGGTGGTTGACCATTGATGTTGATCAGTTCCCATGTGCCGTTTGAGGCCCACTTTCCCCGGAGTGCCTTCGTACCTTCGTCCACCACCTCGCGGTCGAACGATGACGTGGCCGGAGCACCCTTAATTCGCTGCTGTTTTCTCTCGGAACAGTCGAACTCGAACTTGCGCGTGAAGTAGACGAAGCAGGCCCCATGGAATTTTCGCTCCCAGGAGATCTTCGATATCTTAATCGTCCGCGCCGGCAGCCCCCACATCGGAAAGGCGTTCACGGCGTTCTGCATCTGCGTGAGTAGTGGCAGATCAAGAATGGCGACGTTCTGTTCGATCTTGATGGTGGGCGAGCCGTCGTCAAACTCGACTTGCGGGCCGCGAATCTGCTCGTGGGCGCTGTTGGTGATGGGGTCACCGTAAATGTCGTGCGTGGCCTCGACCCGGTTCATGCGATAGTCGCCGGATACCTTCTGCGGCTCAAGCAGAGGATTGTCGAACTGGAACGAGGCGCAACGCTTGGGTGGCTTGTTCGAGAACGTCTGTTCAACGACCCATATACCGCCGGTTTCGGTATCACGGCCGAGTTTGCTGGCTTCCATCTCGGGGAGACACCAGACCCACGGGTCGACTTCCGACGACGCCACGCCCATGGAGGCAAGAGAGAAGATAGCCCCAGGCAGCGGCAAGCCCGGAGTCAGCAGCGCCGTCAGGGCGGATTCGCCCGGTTCTAATTCCACCCTGTGCTTGACCTTGTACGTGCGGTAGCCTTCGGCGTCGATCGAGCCGCTGATGCCGAACGGTCCTCGGTACGTGCCGCTCATTCCAGGTCCACTTCCTCCAGAATCACACCGGTTTCGCGCTGCATGATGGCGGTCTGCAGCTTGGCTTGATGCAGGATATCCTTGAGAACAGCGAGGTGTTCTTGGGTGTTGTCGGTTCGTCCCGGAGGCGATACCACGTTAGCTAATGTCGTGGGGCTGGCGGCTGTGCTCGCTCCCGCCAGAGTTGTCGCTGGCGTCGTCCCGCCTGCCAGGGCGTTCGCGGAGAAACCCATCTGCCGGAAGGTGTCCCGGTAGGCATTCATGCGGGCGATGGCTTCGGCACTGCCGACTGCTGCAGCCTGAAAACTGTCCATTGCATGGCCGGCATGCTTCTTGACCCCGGTGGCGAGTGCTTCGCCGGTTTGCGCGCCGAGACGGCTGGCTTGGCTTGCTGCGTCCGAACTGGCGACGACATTGCCGAACTCGTCGAACTGTTCCGTGGCGTTGACGACCCAGTGATTCATGTCGTCAGCGGCGTCGCGATCGCGGAAGAAGTTCGCGTACTCACGTTCGAGATTGGCCACCTCGACGTTCGCTCGCGAGGCTTGAGTTGCGGCTGATTCGACCGCCTGAAACTGATTTGCCATCTGGCCCAGCGCGAAGGTGGACCGGTTGACGTTGTTCTCGCTTTGCGACAGACCGGCGTTCCAACTATTGAGCAGTGTGCCGACACCGGATCGCAGGCCACTCGTGAGCATCCCTGTCTTGTCCCAACTTGTCAGGAAGTCAAGTGTCCTGTTGCTGACGTTGATCAGCGCACGCTGCATTTCCACCATGAACGTCGTCGAGACGATGGTCCACAAATGCCCGAAACCATCTCTGATAAAGTTCCACAAGGGCGGCCACAGGTCCTTCACCTGGTTGATCGCCAGGTCCGCGCCGAGTTTCAGCATCTCGAACGCGCCGGAGAAGTCGCCCGACTTGGCGAGGTTGAACACATCCGTGAGGATCGTCTTCCACTCGCCGAAGACGGAAGACAGGTGCGTGCCGAGCGTGGTGTTACTGAGCCCTGTGAGCGTGCCGATAAGCTGCTGGCCAGCGCTGTACAGCCCGTAGAGCGCCGAGCCGGCGACAGCGAGAATCGCCACCAGTACGCCGATCGCCGCAACCACTCCAAGAATGGCGACCGGCGAGAGCAGTATGTTCATGACCGTCAGAGCGCCGTTCCACAGCCACGTCGCCGCCTGAGCAACCAGCATGACGCCTGTGACTATGGCGACGAGTCCCTTGACGGTCGCCAAACTGATAGCCCAGCCGACCCACAGAATGTTCGTGGCCAACTGGACGATGCCGAGAGCCTTAAGAACCCCAATGACGAGGCCAGCCGCGAACAGGAACAGTTTGGTGATGCCGATAGCCATCAGCACGCGCCCAGCGAGTGTCAAGTAGCCATCGCTGACTGCCTTGATGGCATCGTAGTTCTCGAAGAAAACACCCTTGAGGTACGTGAAGATTGCTCCGACTGCCTTCACTGCCGCGATTATCAGCGTGATCGTGGCGAGTATCTCTATTCCAGCGCCCGCAAACAGGGGCGCAATCCACGAAGCAATGCTGCCGAAGTTGGTGGTGATCCACGTCCATGCCGACATGGCCGCGTCCTTAATCAACGCCCACGCCGCCCCTGCCTTCTCCGCTACGAGCGCCCACGCTGGCCCCAGGCCACCCACTGAGCGAACCCAGAGAGCGACCGCAGCGACCGCCACGCCGACGACACCAACGATGGGCAGGACAGTCGACATGAACAAGCCGAAGCCGGCGACGACAGCCGGGCCAACGGCCGAAAGGACGATCAGCAGCGGCCCCAGGGTTGATGCGATCAGCGCCACGGCCAACATTGCTTTCTGAGCCATCGGGCTCAGCGACTTGAGCCAGTTGCCAACGTCCCCTGCGGCGGCAGATACGGCCTTGATGGCGTCCTTGACGTGAAGCTGCTTGATGATCATGTCGCCCAGCGTGACCAGGAAGAGGCTGGCGTTGTCGCGCATCGTGGACCACAGGCCAGTGACCGTCTGCGACTGCTTCTCCATCATGTTGAAGAATCGCCCGCCTTGACTCGTGGCCGAGCGAAACGCTGCCGTCACCATCGCCGCCGAAATCTTGCCATCCTCCATCTCCTTTTTCAGTTGCCCCATCGACTTGCCGGTTGTCCGTGAAATCTCCTGAAGCGGGTTGAAACCGGCATTGATCATTTGCAGCAAGTCTTGCCCCATCAGCCGGCCGGCCGCGGACATCTGCCCGAACGCCAGCGACATGGACTGGAAGCGCTGGGAGTCGCCGCCGGCAGCGTCGCCGAGCATGCGCAACGTTTCGATGACCCTTTCGCCCTCAACGCCGAACTGCAGCAGCGTGCGAGCCGCCGTCGTCACTTCCGGCGTCGTCAGCGGGGTGGCAGCCGCGAATTGGATGAGGTCCTTGACCATCTGCATGCCCTTGGCTTCGGACTGCAGCATGGTCGAAAACTGGACTTGAGCCTGTTCCATCTGCGCGGCAGCGCTGACGGCCATCACGCCAGCGCCAGCGAACGGAGCGGTTATGCCAGCCGTCATGGCGGTTCCCATGGAGGCGACGGCGGCGCGTGTGGTGGCGGCCGCTTGGCGCATCATGGCCTCATAACTGCTGGAGTCACCCAGCAATCGTACGACCATCCGTCCGACTTCTTGCTCGTTTACCGCCACCTTCGGCCACCGCCCTCCAGCGCGCCAGCATCATCTGGCTGAAGACCCGTTTGCGCTCTTCCAGCGATTGCGGGTCGTCGTCCTCTTCCGTTCTCCACACGAGCTTCTTGTCTTGCAGCTTGCCCTGATACGTCCTGCCGAAGATCCGCGGTACGATGCTGTCCACCAGCATGGCGATTTGCATCTGGTACTGCTGATCGACGGTCGGATGGTTGCGCTGCTCCACAAGCCATGCCATGGCCTCCATGTATTGCCGGTTGGTCCACGTTCTCTGCATCTCGAACGGGTCAAGGCCGAATTCCCGAGCTAGGTGGAACCAGCCAGCTCGGTAGGCGGCGAGTTTTTTTCCTCTTCCGCCCTTTCCATGTCTTCAAGTTGCTTTTGCAACTCGGCGATCTTCTTGCGGACATCGGCGCTGGTAAGCGTCTCGTCCAGGCGGCTAATCTTCTTGGCGCGCTCGAAAATCTTAGTGATGACGTGCGCTTTCCACGTCTTGATCGTGGCCATGGACACGTTGCGCTCGCGCGGATTGTTGGGGTCCCCATAGGACTCGAAAAGGCACAGGTGAACCAGCAATGGCTCGACCTCGGCGGCTCCCTCGATCAGGGTTGGCTTGCCGTCGACAAAGCGCATGGCACGGGCCTGTGCGCTCTTGAACTTGATAGCGGCGTCGCCAAACGCTTCGCGCAAAGTGTACAACGCGCCGTCGACTTTGACGGGTTCTTCGTGATACTTCGTGGCGTCCGTGAAAACAAGCGGTTCTTCCATGCCTTTCTCCTCGGTTGAAAGCGCCCTGCGGCCGGAGGCTCTGTTCCGTGCGCCTCACGACCGCGCAGGGCTTAGGTATTGGCTGCGCTGACCAGCACGGGGCCGGCTTCGTTGCCGGACGTGTCGGTGTTGGTGACGACAATCGTGAAGTTCGCCGTGGGGAATTCGCCCTTCTTGAACGCTTCCGGCTCGAACTTGGTCAAGCCGCCCCAGAAGGTGTACGTCGACGTGTCGGGCAGGTGACACGTCACGCTTCCGTTTCGGTTCAGAATGGACAGGATTTGCGTGAGGCAGGCCGGGTCGTAGCCGCAGACTCCGGACGCCTCGCCGTGGTCGACGAGTTGCTGAAGCGCCTTCGTCATCCACGCGTCGTTCCACATCGTCGTCGTGTCGATGGGATCGCCACCGTCGAAGGAAGGTAGTTGCACCTCGGTTTCCCAGATGGAAATGTCCGGGTCGAGTGCGAAGGCGTAGAACGCGGCGAAGCCGTCGCGCAGTTTGATGCCAGCCGGGGCCTGGCGAGCGGTCAGGGTTGGTGCGGCCATGGATAGGCTCCTCTCTCAAAGTTCCGTGGTCAGTCAATCACGCTCAACGTCGCCAGCCCGTTGACGACGAAGTGAATCTGGTCATCCGCATGTTTTTCGTCGACGTAGCCGCCGGTAATCTTGGTGACCGGCAAGCAGATCACATTCGTCGTCCTCTCGAAACTCCATAGCTGGTAGATCACGGCTTCGCCGTTCTGGTTCCGCAACACCACGCTGGTCAGCCATTGGTCGTCCAGGGCCTTGGCGATGGCATCCGCCTTGCGAAAGCCCGTGTTGTAGTCGCTGGCCCTGACCATCACCTGCACGCCGCTTTGCTCCATGCGTTCGCCGATCATCAAATGCTCTTGCCCGAGCCCCGGCGCGTTGAACACCGTCACGGCATTGGTCCCGGCTTTCATGTCGGGCTGGCGCAACACTGTCACCACCCAGAAGGGCGCCTCCTGGATGCCCTGCACGATGGGCCGCATGATGTGCGCCGGCGAGTGATAAAGCCTGTTGGACACTCATCATCACTCCGTCAGAACCTCTGCCGCTACCCCGCGAAACCTCGCCCACGAGATTGTTCCGCCTGCGCCCGTGATCTTGTACTCCACCGTGTACGTGTGGTCCCCGGTCGGAAAATTAGATGGCCCCAGGTCGTGGCGAAAATTGAATCCATGGCTGTATTTCCAGATCGGGTCGTCGCTGTTCGTCTGGGGCGTATCGAACACGCTGCTGCTGATGGTCACTATCCCCGTCGCCACTGCTGTCGTCAGGTTGTCGTCGTCCCACACGGCGTAGGTGATGGACGAGATGTCCGCTCGCTTCAGGTAGCGGCCTTGCCCGTCGACGGTTGCGCCGGATCCGTCGCGCGACACGAGGAGTCCGTAGACGGTCGCCGAGCCGTTTTCGCGCCAGCGGCATTCGACGAAATCAATCGGCACGCACCACCCCCAGTTTCAGGCCGGGAACATAGCCGATACCGAACACCAGTTGTGCAGGGCCAAACGCGCTGCCAGCGCGTAGCCACGTACCGCCGAAGTAGCTGCGGTTCCAGTAGCCCAGATACCAGTAGTTGCCGCGCATCATGGAGTCAGCACCACCGATGTTCGCTGCCCGTCGTCGTCCACTGTCGCCACAATCCGGTCAGCGGTGTTGTTCACGTCGCGGATCGTCACGATGTTGTTACTGATGCTCACGCGACCCAAGGTTGCCGCCGATATCAGCTTCAGCAGGTCCGCCGAACTGTAGCCGGTTTCCAGCGCCCCGGTCGCCCCTTCGCCGACTATGCCGGTCACCACCTCGTCAACCGTGTCGCCGTGGGGAAAGATCGTGCCGCTGTTGTCGGTGAACTTGTACGCGAGATCGCCGAGCGTATTGGTGTCGCCCGCAGCCAGGGCCAGCGCGTAGTAGGTGCCGGTTATCTGCGTCAGGGTCCCGGACGGAGAAGCGAATGCGGCTCCAGCTTTGGAGACAGTGACGGCCAACGTGCCGGTCACGCTCGCAAAACTGAACACCCGTGTTCGGGCTGTATCCTTCTTGAGCAGCATCAGACTTCCTCCACCCGGACCCGTCCGCTTCGCCGCAACTCGCCTGTGTCCACTGGCACCAGCCGGGAACTGTCGTACAGCAAGATCTGCGCGGCCCTGCGGTTGGCCTGCCGAAAACTCTTGCCCGCCTTCAAGTCCTCCGCGATGGCATTTTTCATGCGCTCGCGCGAACGCTTGGCCGCCGCCTCAAGGAACTTTGCCTGCCCGATGCGATGCTGCACCCAGGTCTTCTCGTGCACCCAAATCGCATAAGGGGCCGTGTACTCGACGAAGATCGCGGGACAGTCGCGGTACTTCTTGGCGTCGTTGAACAGCTTGGCGCGAAGCCGTTCGACGCTCGCCCTGTCGAACTTCAGGCTGAAGGCCATAGGTCGTTCGCCCTCCGCATGTCGACACGTCGCTCCGCTTCGCGACCTTTCGAGTCCCACGTTTCTCGGAACCCACAAACCCGCATGGCCTGATTCGAGTCAGCCGCTGGTCCAGTGCCGTGCCAGTCGGTCAACTCGCCGCGCCAGATGCCGCTGCCAATTTCGATTGGCACATCGACCAGACCCCAGGCGTCGACGACGATGGTCCCATCAAGTTGTGGGCTGCCCGATTCGCTCCGCCCCTCGTGCCACTGGCAATCGATCTCGATCGGGTCACCAAGCACCGGTTTGCCGTCTTCCGTCATCTCTCCTGGCTTGACCGGCCAGAGCACCACCTTCTCCCAGGCCCGACTGTCACGCTCGATCGGTGGCATCAGGGATTCCTCTGGTCGTAGGTCAGTTGTTCGCCAGCTGTCTTGCCGAGCCACACGATGCTGCCGCGCTGACCCTTGAGCAGCGCGGCCAGACAGCCGGTCGTGTCGAGTTCCATTACTGCAGCTTTGTAAGGCTCGGGGTCCGTCGTCCCCTGGATGATGGCCCCGCCTGCTCCGCCGGTGTTTTGGCTGGAGCGGATGCGGTCCACTTTCGTGTAGAAGTAGGCAGCGAGCCAGCATTCCAAGTTCTCAAGCGTCTCATCGTCGTGTGACTGTCCCTTCCTTGTGGCGCATATCACGACCTGATCGATAATCTTCGAGGCGGACAAAATGTGGCGGGTCAGGCTGGGTGAGTTCTTCTTGTCGTAGTCGCCCTCCAGAAGACTCTTGACCGCATTTGCCGTCGTTCGGACCGCCATCGTGTTCTCCGCTCGTTTGTGCTAAAATCCCCCGAACCGAGTATGCGCGTCGCGGAAAGCAGGGACTCGGCCGGGGGACCGAGGCTGGCTTACTCTCCCAGGCTGGCCAGGATCTTGGCGATGATCGCCAGCAGCTTCTTTCGCAAGGTCCCATCACCCAGAGCGAACGCAACACCCCCATCCGTTTCGGGCTTTCTGCGGAACTGGCCCATGATCTCGTACACGGCTTCGAAGATGGCCCAGTAGTCGCCGGCCTTGATGGCAGCGGTCAGGTCGCGGATGAACTTCAGCAAGCCGAATACGTCGGGCGCGGCCTGCGCTCCTTCGGGGGGCTGGAAGTGGGCGTGCAGTTCTTCCAGCTCGTGGGCGCAGATGTTGAGGGCTTCTTGGTTCATGATCAATCCTTTCAGGTTGTGATTCGTTTCGTCTTGTACTTGGCCGGGGCCGTGACGGTGATAAGGTCGGTGGCTATGGCGAACGTGATGCCGTCAAGGGAAACTGGCGGCGATGGCGGCACGGTCAGCGGGTACTGCTTGCCGCAAAACTCTCCGTCGATGGCGTCGATATCCTCGCCACCTGGAATGTCTTTGCCGTCGTATGTGATGTCTCCCGTAATGCGGTAGCACATTATGCCGTTCTGGTTCGCGTGCACCGTCATTCGCAGGTGGCGAGGATCGGGCGGCGTGAGCACTTGATTCTTAACTTCCTGAGCCGTCCATCCTTGTTCCCGCATGAATTTGGGGATGGCTTTGGCCGGGTCGATCTTGGCGATGATCTCCGGCAAACAGTGTTCGTGGGGGAATGCGAGGGTGTGACCAGCTTCGTGACGTATCACTCGCCTTCGTTCTCTCTCAGGCGTTTTCAGCGTCATACCACCCAGCATCATCGTTGGTTGGTTCGGAGGGATCGCGAGGATGTCCGTCCCCATGAATGACCAGTTCTCCGGTCGGTCGCGAGCGATCCGCACCTGTCCATTGCGTTGAGTCCAGGAGAACACGATGTCGCCGTACTGCCCCCAGGCATTCAGGTGCGACAGGATCATTTGGATGAGAGCTTGGTCGTTCGTGTCCATGAACGACACGGTGAGGCGCACCTTCGGCCCCCACCACTTCGAGGTTATGAGAGCCAAATGTTCGGCGGTCGCTGCCACATGTTCGGTGACGGCGCCAAGGGCCGACATCGTAAGTCCCATGGCGCGTTGCAGGCCGAACTCAGGCGCGGCGTTGGCCGGGTTGACCTCGACTGCCTTTTGGGCGGCGAGCAGTCGCAGTTCCGGTGTCGGAAGCGTGTCCTTCGCGGTGCAGGGAATGAATTGTCGTCGCTTCGCCATCTCTGTTCCTTAAAACTCCCCGACTGACGAAAGCCAGCCGGGGAGGCCCAGGTAGCGGCCTTGGGGTGGTCTGAGGCCGCTAGCGCACGATGATCGTGGTGCCGAACGCGCGGAACGGCACGAAAGCCGGCGCGGAGTACACCGGGACCGAGAACGTGCTGTAGGTGCCCAGGGGCACACTGCACGGATCGGCGAACGTCGGAGCCGAGTAGACGGGCGCGGAGAACACGGGGGCCGAGTAGATCGGCGGCGCGAATACGCGCGGGGCGAAGACGCGAGGAACGAACACGCGGGGTGCGAAGACCCGCCGTCCCACGCTCACGTCAACGAACTGAGCCGATGCGTTGCCCGCGAATGCCAGGCACAGCAGAGCGGCGAGAATCAGCCTCTTCATGGTTCCTCCGAGTAAACGAACGGCTCAGCAGTGAGCCAGAGCCAGAGAACCGAGACGACGATCAGCCCCACGCCGATCGCCTTGCCTGTCTCAGCGAGTGCGGATGCGAACCACCGTGCGGGCCGGCGCGACCACAACGGCCTGGCGAACCACCTGCTGGCGGACCACCACCTTGGCACGTCGCACGCGGGCGTCAGCGTCACCGCTGCATACGGCGAGCAGGCCAAGGCCAAGAACGAGAGCGAGAAACTTCTTCATGTCGAACTCCTTGTTAAAGAAAGCCAGGTACGACCCAAGGCACGCTTATGAGCTTCAACCGGTGTTTGGCTTTCGCTCTTACACCTGTGGGTCTTTCAGGGTCACTCTTCGCGTGCGGTACTGGAGCCCCTTATTCCCGGTCGCACCATTCACTTCGCCGGTGCCTGCTGGGCATCCGGCTGCTTGGGAATCCATAGGTGCAGTTCGTTGGGGGGCAGTTGCCCAGGCGAACGATCTGCGTTTAGCGGCATTCGCGGTTTGCCAGGCTTGTTTTCCATGAGACGCCTGAACACCCCTAGCTGGCCTTCCGCATCCATCGTCGGGAACGTCGACACGTCGAAGCCGCCTTCCTTCTTCGCTCCGCTGTGACACGCGATGCACCGCTGGGCGCTCGCGGCCCAGGCGTTCCCTTGTCCGAACTGCTTCGGTGGCAAATCGGCCGGACCGCTCTGAAGCTGGAACTGCTCCGTTCGTACCTTGGTTTCCTGCGTGGCTTTGACCACCTGAGCCGCGCCGTGCAGCGCCGCTGCGATCTGTGCCGCCTTCGTCGATTCCGCAGTGACGTTGGCCGTGACGCCGGCGAAACCCTGCACGGCTTCGCGTCCCGCCGTCTGCACGTTCTCCACGATGCGCCCGTACTGGTGCAAAGCCTCGTTCGGGTTGATCAGTTGGGCTTGCGGCGGCTGGTAGGCGTGGACAGCGCCGTAGTACGTCGTGCTCTGGCCGGTCAGGTTGTACCCGTATTGAACCGGCGATCGCGCGGGCAGGCGCGAGGCGAGCGCTTTGATCACCTCAGCACGTTGGGCCAGCTTCGCTTCGAGGCTCAGGTAATCGATGACCTTCGTGTCGAAGTCGTCGTCCGTGGGCTCGGGCGGCTTCGCAGCGGGCGGCGTGTAGTCAACCTGCTGGTAGAGAAAGTAGCCTGGGGTATACCGTCCACAGGTGTAGCACGGCTGAACGTAGCTGCGCCTGTAGTAGCCGGACCCGTTGCCGTAGCGGTAGATGCCGTTGCCCACGGGGACGTAACCGTCGTCGGCGAAAGCGACACCGGCCGCGAACAAGAGCAGGATCGAGGCGAACGTCCTCATTTCGATTCTCCCAGATACAGCAGCAGCTCGATCACACAGCCAACGACGACTGCGGCGAATACTCCCCAGGCAATTTGGATGACTAGCGGGGTCACGGTGTCTCCACTGGCTCGTAGGTCGCCTCGAAAATGTCGGGCTTGCACGGGTAAATCTCGCCCTTCACACCGCGAATGATCCAGTCGCCAGGCTGAGCCGTCATCGTCCCTTCGAGGGTGGGGATGTCGAGTGTTCCAAGTGGCGGCGTGAAGCCAATGCCAGGCTTGATCTCGGGGCCATTGTTCGGGAGTTTGTCGAAGTTCACAAGAGAAAGCACGGACGGCAAATCGGCTTCTCGCCCCGTCCAACGCACAGCTTCGATCACAACAGGTTTCTTGCGGAACTTAGTCATCTCTTCTCCTTGAACATCACCGACTGTCGTGAATATAGGCCGAGCGGCTGTCCACCCCGCCTTGGTCGCCAGCCGCACGAAGGCCATCCACGTTGTTGTCCAGCCACGCCATGCCGACCAGCACCGCCACCAGACCAATGGCGGCGACCAGAACCACTGCACCCCAATCGGCACCGTCAAGGCTGGCCAATCCGCGGGCCAGCATTGCGATGACGACAGTGCCGAGGACTGTCAGCAGAATCGAAGTCATTTGCTCTCCTTGAACATCACCTTCATGGCCCTGCGCACGCGCTCCGCAAACACCGGACGCGCCAGCGCCCAATCGGTTCGCGTGATCGGCGTTCCCGCCACCAGATGCGCGATCGGCCTGCTTTCCTGGACAACCAGGTCGCCCAGGTGGTGCAGGGGCGTAATCGGCGGGATCGTGGCTTCCATCAGTTGCTTGACGAGAGCCTGCGCCTTCTTTGCCTCTTCGTCGGCGTCCTTGGCTTCGACTCGGATGCGGCACTCCAACAGCGCCTGCCGTGCGCCCACGGCGTCGTAGAAGTACGACCGCCAGCCGTTGGCGATGCGTTCGGCGCTCAGCTTCACCACGTCGGTCTGCGTCTTCGACTGCTTCCACAGGCCATACCCTTCGCCGGTGGTACAGCGGAATACCGAGAGACTGAAGTCGTCCCGCGACCTCTGCAGCGCCCGCTCAGGGTTGCCGGTGAACTGGGCTCGCAGTTTCTCGCGCTCTTGGCGGCTCAGCCGCGAGATGCCGAACGGGAACAGGCCGATCGCGTCGAGTTTCGCCACGTCGTTGGTGATCGGGTGCCAGCCATCTTGTCCCATGGCCTCATGGCAGCCGATGCAGGAAACCGCCGCTTGCAATCGCATCGTGCGCGGCTGCGTGATGTTCCTGTCGTTCGCAACGTTGAACGGCACTTCGTCGGCCAGTGCTCCTTGCTCGTCGAACAGGGCGTAGCCGTGCATACCGTTCAACCGGATGTAGATGCACTCCTTCGCGCGGGCCTTGAAGTTGGCCAGGTTGTCGAGCGGGTTCTCGTCAACGTCTATGTCCTCGTCGAACCCGTCCAGCGTGAACACGGCCAAGCCTTCCGCCTGCCCGACTTCAGCGGCGATCGTGGGCAAGTATTCCACGATGCGCGGGCGGCCGTGCAAACGGGAGTGAGCCACGCCGACTTTCTGGTTCGACGGGATCTTGTCGAAAACCTGCTTGGCCGTCACACCCTGAGCGACGTTGCCGATGCCCAGCGATTCGAGGAAGTTGTCCTCATCCGTTCCCTTCTTGAAGCCGCGCTTGATTCCCGCGAACTGGTAGTACAGCCCACCGAAGATTTCCTTGTATGTCGTCTGTTTGCCCTGGATCGTCGCCATGACGCGGGCCAGGAAGTATCGGTCCGTCACCAGCGGCGCATTCGAGCCAGTCAGTTCCACGAGAGACGCCAGCAGGTCCGGGTCCAGTTCAGGATCAGGCGTGCGGATCAGTTCGATGTTCTCGGCGTCAATGGTGATGTCGAACGCCTCTCGTTTTTTGATCAGCCGTTTCTTGCCGGCAATCTCCATCCACCGCTTGACCGTGCCGTGACCCTTCAGCGGCAACTCACGCTCGAGCGCCAGGCGGATCATGCCCTTCGTGATGAAGAAGCTCAGCGCCGGATCGAATTGCAGCTCCTCCCAGAGCGCAGTCAGTTCCTGCAAATCGCTGTCGGTCAGGGCATACTTGTGCAGTTCGACACGAGCCACCAGCAGCTTGTCTTTACCGATCAAAACCGGCCGGTAGATGCGCGCCGAGCGCGACACGCGGTTGATGGCGTCCGAGATGGCGCGGGCGTCGTCGATATCGCCTGAGGTTATCCAGATGTAGCGCGCGCACCAGCAGATTTCGCGCGGCAGCGTGTCGGCGTCGGCCTTGGCCAGCGCAAGGGCCTCATTCGGACCGGGTAGGCGCGTGATCTTAACGGGTTCCTGCGCCAGAAGAGGCGCAGCGAAGATGAGCGAACAGATTGCCGCGACGACGCCACGCATTACTTTCCCTCTTTCCCCGTGCTGGCCAGCGATTCCTGCGTGGACTTGATTTCCTGCACGGTTGCCAGCGCGGGCTCCATCATCTCTTTGGCCTTCCGCGCGGCCGACTCTGCAGCCTGCGGACCAGCGATGGCCATGTGCAGAGCGCCAATCACCGCCAGCGACTCTTGAGGCTTTCGCAGGATACGTCGAGCGCCGGCAGCTTTCGCCTCAGGCTCGTTCACATCGCAGCCGGTCAGAACAACGATGGGAACGTTCGGGTGGGGTTCGTGGAAACTTCTGATGACGGCACAGCCTTGACCATTGGGAAGCCTGAGGTCAAGCAAGATGGCGTGAACTCCTTCCATCTTGGTCAAACCCTCGGCAATGGTGCCGGCGGTCGCGACTTCGTAAGCCTCGGCCATGACCTCGCGGAGAAGGACGGCTGCCTCCTTCTCGTCTTCCACGACCAGAACTCGGTCCAGCTTCCGAGTCATTCGTCACCTTTCAGCCGAGCGTTCTCCAGGATGATGGCGGTGATCTTGTCCTGCGCCCGCTCCAGTTGCGCTTCAAGTTCTTGAATCCGCTCTCCCAACCTGTCCGTCAGCCGCTCCCATTCCTTGATCACGGCATCGCGGTTTTCTCGTTTCGCTTTGTGGGCGTCGCGGTTCGAGTCACGCCACTTGTCCCATACGGTTTTGATGATTGCGCCTACGCCGGTACCCCCACCTAGCGCAACGATGATGGCACCGATCCAGCTGATTTGCTCGTAGACGTGTTCATTCATCACCCATCCTCAGTGTGGCAGCCGGACGCTGGGGCGAGCTGCGGCCACCACTGTGGATCAGAAGCCCTTCGATCGCAAATGCGCAAGCAACTTCTTCCGGTCGTTGGCGCAGTCGGCCGGCACGTCGATCTCCTCGGCTTGCGCCATGCGGCGAAGATCGTTCAGGCTCATGTTGTCGTGCACCTTGGGACGATCCGCGACCGCCGTAGCCGTGCTGCCAGCGTCGGTAATCGCCGCATCGGGAACAGGTGCGGGCGTTGCGCGAGCCCTGGCGGCGTTGAGACGCTCCTGCACGGAAGCCAGTTGCTTCTCCAGGTAGGCCGCTTCGTTGGCACCGGTCTTTGCCGGGTCCTCGTACTTCGCCGGAGTCAGTTCGTCGACCTGGGCGAATTTGATCGAATTGGGTTGGTTGAAGCGGGTAACGAGATCAAGCGTGGTGTCGATCACATCGCCTTCTTTGCCTGGCCTGTAGTCCGGCGAGCCAGGAACTCCGCGCGGTGGCAAGGGGCCTTCGTAGAGGCGTCCCTGCTCGTCGATGTGGCGACCGATCAAAATCCGAAACTTCATCTGCTTTCTCCTCGGTTTTGGGACTGCATGGGGCGGGTGCCGCGTCATTGCAGACAACCCGCCCCGGCGCTGCGGTGGTCATAGGCATTAGGACGTAGTGGCGTGGAGTAGCCCACAGTTGTTGTAAAAGTCCGCCTGAATCAGCGGCACTTGGATGGCGAGCGTCTTGAACTTCAAGAGCATGCCGCCCTTCTCCTCCCACTGGATGGTCGTGATGTCCATGCCGTTAATGGCACACACGACTTCCTTCGTCATCTGCACCATGATTAGCGTGAACGGGTTGGCCGTGGTCGGACCGTACGGCGAGGTGACGCCAAGTGCGGCCGACGTGAGGAAGTCAAGGCGCTTCACGTCGACGACATCCTCGATGTCCTTCAGTCGCTGGCGGAGAGTCTTGGACGGGGCGACGAGACCAGCGCCGGACGACACGTAGTAGTCGCCGTTCATGTAGCGGTCCCAGTCGTTGCTGTGGTACACCATGAACGGGCCGTAGAAGAAGTTGGCCGTGAGCTGGTCGATCATCGCCAGCACATCGTTCACGGTGTCGTCGGGCGTCCAGGAGCCACCGGTCGGGCTGACCAGGTTGGTCTTGGTGAGGCGCTGCGGGAAGTTGGTGTAGCCGTAGACCTGCGAGGCGCGGCCATAGGCCATGCCGGAGTCGTATCGTCCTGTGCCGCCGAACGCGAGTCCCGTTTGCACGCCGATCAGGGTCCGCTCGATGGCTTCGCCGACGCGACGGCCGGCCTTCTCGCCCATGCGGGTATCGAAGCTGCCTCCGCTGCCTTTGCTCGCGGCAAGATGGCGGGCCGTGCACTGGAACCCTGCGTGCGTGATCGGCAGGGGCACGGCCTGCAGCTGGAACTGCTCGTCATCGCCCCACGCTTCCTTCACGCCGTCCATGTCGACCAGCGCGAAGCCGGGGTCGCTGGAGGTTTCGTATTCGTAGACGGTCTTGCCCATGGCGTTGGGAACCGACACCGAGCAGCGGCTGGCGAGATCGTTCCACGCTTTGAGCCGCGGGCGGGCTGCTTGCCGGACCGTGGTGTCGAGGTGAATCCAGTCTTCCTTGCGGAGCGACGTGGCGTTCCACACCGGAGGGTTCCAGCCATAGCGGGCGCGAAGATCGGCGATAGGGGCTTCCTTGAGGATCCATGCGCCGTCGTCCTTGCCGCCGTTGGCCACGCGCCGGCCGGTGTTGTAGGTGACCATCTGCTTGCCCTTGTGCCAGTAGGGACGCAGAAGGTTGGGGTCGTAGTGGACGCCCTGCAGCATCTGTCCGACCTCGCCGAAGCCCCGGCCGTTCTGAACGTAATCCGTGAATGCGTACATGTGCCGTTTCTCCCTGTTCCGTGATCGAGCCGCCGCCGGGTTCGAGGTCGGGCGGCTTGCGACCTTGATGCTTGCGTCCGCTCGGATCAGCCGTTGTACATCGCCAAGCAGAGGTCATCGGCCGTGAGAGCCGCCTTGGTCTGCATGCACGTGAACGCCGGCTTCTCGTCGCTGGTGTTGGCGATGAACTTGCCGTTGGTCGACTTCGGGCTGAGCAGATCACCGATGGCGAACGAGTCGGCCGTACCGGACTGGTTCTCCAGCAAGATGTTCATCAACTCACCCGCGATCGGGGCGTAAATGAAGCAGCGATCCGCATCGACGTAGGCGTCGGTCGCCAGCTTGCCCTGCATGTGGTCGGGCAGAAGAATCGCCGTGATGCCGTACGCGCCGTCGCCGAGCGCCCACGGCTCCCAGGTGAATGCGCCGCCGACTGGTTCGGTGGCGGCTTTGACACTGACGGCCTGGCCCGGCTTGGGCGTGCCGTCGATGATGCCCTCAAGGAACTTGCCCTGAGGGTCGGCGCTGACGATGATTCCTGCACCTCTTCCGGCCATGGTTTCTTCTCCTGTTCGCGTTAGCGCCCCGCGCTTCCGATCCGGTTGGCCAGCTAGCCGCGGGGTTGCGTCAGCCGGCCCCGGTCGTCGTTCAGGCTGCGGATTCGTCTTCGCCGCCACAGGTTTGCGGGATTCGCAACGGTGCCTCGTTGCCGTCGTCGTCATCCATGGCCGCGTTGCCGACAGGTGCGCCCTTGCCGAGAAAGACCGGTACGTCAAGGCGCGCTCGCCGCGAGTCGATGCCGAACATGAGGGCCAGGTCTTTCAGCGTGGGGAGTTCACTTTCGGGGTTGTCGAGGTCGAGCTTGGACAGGCGCGAAATGACGGCGAGACGCGCGTCCCCATGGACGTTGACCACGAGGTCGCGAATGACGCCCATCTTGGCTTGCTGGTTGATGGCGAGCGCGTTGCGAACGGCTTCGATGGCCTCGTCCGGGGCCGGACCATCGGGATTGGCGAGCCACTCTTCGAGGGCGACGTTGGCCTTGTACACCTTGCCGGGGGGCAGACCGCCGCCCGTAGCGATCTTGGCCTTCGGCTGCTTCTTCGCCTTTGGTTGCTTCTTGGTGGGCGTCTTGTGGCCGGGCGGGATGCTGGTCTTCTTCTTGGGCGTGGCTACCTTGTCGAGCGCCGCGTCCGCCTTGGCCTTGGCCATGCTGGCGGCGTTGCAGTGCTCCTCGTTGTCGACCTCTTCCTCGTTCTCGGCGGCGTCCTCTTCGTTCTCGACTTCCTCGTTTTCCGCCGCGCCCTCCTCGTTCTCGGCGCTTTCGTCGTCGTTTTCGGCCGTCTCCTCGTTGTCGACTTCCTCGTTCTCGGTGTCGTCGGCCTCGTTGGAGACGATGGGGTCGAGGTCGCCGTATTCGTCGGCGACGATGAGCGACAGCTGGTGATCGTCCAGGGTGGCGAGTCCTTCCTTGCCGCCGCAATCGCCGCAGTTGGCTGCCAGGAAGTCGATGACATCCTCGCGTTCCTTGTCGGTCAGTCGGAATCCCATGGTCTTGCTCCGTGGTTAAATGGCCGCACACAAGGCGGCGAGGTTGTGCTTGATCTTGGTGGCGACGGCTGCTGGTAGTTTTGGCTTGGCTGCCATCTTCGCTTTGGTCGCTGCCACGCCTGCGGCATGCTTCTGCGTGCGAGCGGTGACATCGGTGGCGACCTTGGCCTTCTGCGCTGTCTGCGACTTGGTGACGGCGGCTTTCTGGGCCGTGCGAGCCTGCGCCCGTTTGGCTTTGTCAGCGGTCGTTTTCGTCGCCATCTGCGCCCGAGCGGCTTTGGCCTTGGCGTTGCGTTCGGTGGTGATTTGGGCAGGCGTCTTCATGGCCGCGGCGTTTTCGCGCATGCGGTCCAGGAGTTGCTCGAAGGCGTTCTTTTTGATGGGCGGTTTGGGCTTGGGGCCTGCGGGCTTCTTTGCCGTTGGCTTCGGGTCGGAAATGCCCATGCTCTCGCGACGTTTGCGGGCCATCACCTGGGCGGTCGTTTCGGCACCACTGCCGCTCGGTCCTGTGTACGGCGTCGGTTTCTGCTTCGGGGGCGTAGGTGGGGGTTTCGACTTTCCGAACTTCTTGATTCTTTCTTGACGTTCAGAACGCGCCTGTTGCAGCCGAGCGTCACGCTTTGCGCCGGTCACCTCGACATCTTTTCCACTGACGCGCTCGTAGAACTTTGTCGATTTAAGCCCCTTCTCGAAGGCGTCATCAGAGGCGTCGTTCTCCACCGCATTGACCAAAATCCTCCCCAGCAACTCCTCGCCCAACGTGTTCAGCGCGTTCTGCGCGAACACCTCTTGCACGCTGCCGAATCCCTTCTGGCTGGCGCGATGCACCGGACCCGAACCGTAGCCGCCGGTAACCGGGCCGAACTTGCCGAAGTTGCGCGACTGCGACATGCCGGGCAGACGAGCCATCAGTTGCTCGAAGGCGTTTTTCTTGGGCTTGGCGATGGGTGGTTTGGGGGTGGCGCCAGCTGGCTTCTTGGCCGCTGGCGCCGGCGTTTTCGGACCTGATGCCTTTGGCGAAACCCCTCCGGTCGGCGCCGCTGTTCTCAGTGGGCGTGGGCCACCAACAGTGCGGTTGGCAAGATCTCTGGCCTTTGCGTCCTTTTCCTGGACCTTCGCCAGACGATCAGCTAGTGATGGATACGATGTTTTCTTCTTGCCAGTCGTTTTCTTCTCGGCTGCCTTCTTTGCTTTCTGCTCTTGGTCGTACTGGGCTTGCGACATCCGGCGAATGAGCTTTTCTCCCTTGCCACCGGTGCGCTTGAAGAAATCGTCGTCGCTCTCGACGGTTGTCACATCATTCGCGCCGTTTCCAATCACCCCCAGCGCCTCTCCCAGTTTCTCCCACACGTCGCGCTTGTATTCCTGGTTCACCAGCACCCCGCACCCATCCGGCACCGAGCACGCCCCAGCCTGCGTCAGCAAAATCGCCAGATGGTCCGGCCTGTAGTTCCGGGCGATGTGCGTATACTGGCGACCGTTCGCTACACCTCGCGAAGGCGTATCGTCCGTGAACAGTCCGGTGGACAGCTCGATCGGGCGACCTTCCTGCAGCGCGATCAGCACCCGGCGATCAAGCTCCTCGCACCACTTCACGTCGAACCACGCCTCGGCATTGAGATCCTTGCCGTCGGAGTAGGCGTTGAAGACGTGGCCGATCTGTTGGCGTTCCAAGACAGCAGGGTCACGCCCGCTGATGTGGCGACCATCCGGCGTCATCGGGTGATTGAGCAGAAGGGGCACGCCGTTCCAGGTGTGCGCGTCGCGTGAGACTTCTTCGGCCGGGTATAGTAAACTTCCCTTACTTCCAGAAAGTACCGTATTCCCGACGATCATCGTCATTGGCGCGACGAGGTATTCGCGGCCCTTAGACCACTCGCGACGCACCTTGCCGAGATCATTGGATGTGATCAACTCCATGCGTTTACTCTAACGCTATGGTTGACGCAACCAATGACGGCGCAACAGATTACACAGTAAGGTGTGGCATTGTCACAGTAAGATGTGACTAAGATTTGAGGCTAAGATTTGCGCTTGAAGGCAACGTGTTGGTAGCAGTGCTTCCGCTTATGCCAGACGCACACGATCGTTTCGCCCTTCTTCTTGAGACGCTTGCGAATGCGGGACATGTGGCGGGCGACGTTGCGGTACGTGCCCTGCTCGTCGTAAAGACAGCCCTGCAGTTCCTTGTAGGTGTGCGGCTCGCCATCCGCGAGAACATCAAGCATCTTCTGTTCCGTCTCGGTGAACGCTTTCCTTGCGGCCATCGGCATGAGTGCTCCTACGCGGCTTTCGGCTTGGGAACAATCGAGGCAGTTTTCCAGGTACACCTGCAGCGCGGGTGCCTTGGAATCACTCCGCGCGCCGACGCCACCGTGAAAATCTGCCCCTGCAAACTCGCACACTGCGGACAGACGTTGCCGTCGCCAGCGGTCGTGTATTCGACGAGGGCCGTCACAGGTGCGTTGGGGCCGAGCGGGCTGGTCTGCTGGATCACGTCCAATTGCCCCTCAGCGTAGGCACGGGTCAGTTCCGTCTCGGCAATCACTCGCGCCCGGTTCATGTCGACGCCGGCTTGGTAAATGTCGAGGACGATCTGCGACAGCGACTTGCCCCAGAACACGCCGTCATACAGAGCCGCCACGATTTGCGCCGCCATGGCTGTCGTGATGCCGATGAGAACGGTCAGGTCAAGACCAGCGATGAAGTCCAATACAGCCTGGGTTATGCTGTTGGCTGTCAGATCGGCGTAACCTCGGCGCACGGCTTTTTCGACGAGCACGCGGCGCGTCGTGTCTGCTTTCAAGGCTTCGTAGCGGGCCACCTCGACCGGGGTTCGCAGGATGGCTCGCTTTCGCCGGTGCACGTCGTCGTAGCCGCGTTCGACACCTGTCCTGTAGCCGCGCAGGACGCATGTGAACCAGTGCTTAAGCAGGGCGTTTCCTTTGAGGTTTTGCAGGTTGGCCGTCATGTGCCGGCGCAGGGTAGCAAGCCTTTGCGGGTCGAGCCGCAGCGGGTTGATCCTGGGGGAAACAGTCGCAGACATGCAAGAACTCCCGACAGAAGGGGCAGAGCAAGGCGTCGAACCTGGCGATCAGGTCAGCAACGATGCGGCGCTGTTCGCGGGTGCGACGCTTGGGCATCCACGGTCCTCTCGTGTTGTTGCCGGTTTTCCACATCTGGCACCGGCGGGCCAGCGGCTGAGTTTGGAGTGAACCAAGCAATTCACCCCGCCTTCTGTGGTCACGCTATGGCATCCAGCCCAATTTCCTGCGCCCGCTTGCGCACCAGCTTCAACGCCTGCTCGATGATTTGCCTCGCTCGCTCCCTACTGACGCCCAGCTCGCGGCCCGTCTCGTGCAAGGCCATGTTCAGGACGAATCGGCATTCGAGAGCATGGCGATAGCGCGGTTTCAGAGAACACAACAAATCGCGCAAATCAGACGAGGGAACGTGGACGTTCGTTTCGCCGTCCTCTTCCTCGACGCAATCGGCGAGCGTCTTGTTCCTGGATTGCCAGCTACGTCTCTCCGGCAGCACGGCGTCAATGCTCACGCCCAGATTGCAATGGGCTAGGCTGTTCATCTCGCGAACCATGTATTGCTCGATCCAGTAGTTCGCGTAGGTCGAGAAGCGAATCCGCCGGCCGTCAGGCTGAATCTCTTCATATAGCTCTGCGGCACGCAACAGGCCGAACCATCCTGCACCAATCACATCGTCCGGGTCGACGCGAGCCGCCTCGATGCGGTACATGAGGCGCTTGCAGACAGCACGCACGAGGTTCCAGTTCTTTTCGGCCAACTCGTTGCGAGCCTCATCGTCGCGCACGCGCTCCAGGCGTTGCAGCCGGCGATCGTAGCCCACGGTGCCATCGCGGACTGCACTCATGCGGATTGCTTCTCTTTCGCGCGGTAAGCCAGGATCTTTTCGAGGACGTTTCTCACCCGCTCTGGTAGCTTCTTGCCCTTGGTCTTCTTCTCGAACTCCTTGGCCAACTCGGGATCGGTCGCGTACATGAACCGGCGCTGGGCCTTGCTCTTGAAGGGATTCTGGACGAAGGTGCCCTGTTTGTTCGATTTCTTGCGAGCGTTGGCGGCTGGCTTCTTCTGGGCTGGCGGTCCCTTCGCCATCTGCTTGGTCTGAATCTGCGCCTGCTTGACCTCCTCTTCCATGAGCATCGTTTGCAAGGACGATTGCGATGCCTGGTCCTGAATCATCGTCTGCTCGCTTGCCTGCGCCGCTTGTTCCTCCGGCGTTGCTTCGACAGGCTGCCCTTCGGCCTGCATCTGCTCGGCCTGTAGTTTCGCGGTTGCAGCCTCGGTCTGCTGCTGGTCGGCGCTAGGCGTCATCATGCCCTGCTCCTGAGACTTCACCAATTCGTCAATGATGGCGTCGGCCTGGGAGTCCTCCATCTTCAGCACGTCCGTGTACAGCCGGCGCAGAGGTAGAACAGTCTCCACGCCACCGTTTGCGTAGGACGCGAGCGTACCGACCGTGGTTGCGGCAATCTGCGCCTTCGTCTGCTCGTCGTGACTTTCGAGATCCTCCCACTTGATGCTGTACCCCTTGGGCTCGGGGAGCACGCCGACAGCTATCAAACGGTCCACGAACGGGGTGATAATCCGGGGCGTGATGTAGTTGTCGCGGTACTCGCGCAGGCGGTCGTTCCAGGCGCTATCGTCCTGGCTACTGGCCAGTTCGCCGCGCTCCGACCCCATGAAGACGCGCTTTGGGATGCCCATCTTGATGCAGATGGCTTCGAGCTGCACGTTGATCTGTGAGCCCGGATCCACCACCGTGGGCGACAGCATCCGGAAGGTCCAGCCAGCCGTGGCCATGGCACGCTGCAAACTGTTGGTCCAGTTTTCCAACTGGTTGCGCATGTCCGCCATGTCGGTGACGATATCCGAGCCGGGCTGCGATTCGGCCACCAGGCCGGGAAACGCCCCGCGCCAATACATCTCGGCCGAACCGCCGTACAGCTTCTGCAGATCGATGAGGCGGTTGAGCACAGGCCGCATGCGCGGGACGCCGATCGCCTCGGACGACTCCAGGTTGTCCGCGATGTGGATGATGCGAGTCCAATGCACATAGACCGTGGCGAGAGCCAGACCGATGCCGGCGTGCTGGTCCCGAGGGTCGTTCAGCGTGACCAGGTAGCGGACGGGTTGCCCAAAGCGCGGGCTGCGGCTGTTGGACTCGTACTGCACGATCTGGACAAGCGACTCCGGAAAGACTCGCAGGAACAACAGTTTTGGCGGGCCGGACTTGTGCTCCTCGCCTGGACCGAGCGGGCTGAAACCAGCTGGCTGGTACAGGGCCTCGGTCCCAACTTCGGCGTACTGCCGCATCACCCAGTCGTCGTCAGCGGGCACACCCCGGCCGTAGCCAGGCTGAATCACCGCCGGCGCCACGCTGTCCACGGCGTTCGCTGTCAGCGTTTTGTCTTTCTTGGCCCAGAGTTTCGCCGCGGCCACCAAATGTGCGTTCCGCGCGCTTGCCTGCTCGTTTGTGACGATCTCGCGTTCGACCTCAACGCCTTCGAGGTCACGCCCCTTCAACTTCACCGGCTTGAACATGACGGTCTGTGGCCTCTCCATTGCCACCTGCTTGTTCAGCGCCATCATGGCCTGCCAGCTAATCTTTCGCTTAGTCTTCCGCTTTTGGTTGGCTGCCTGCGCAGCTAGTTCCGCAGAAATGACCGGCTGGTCCAGACTGCCGCCGTCGTCCAACCCCAGCAAGATGATTCCGAAGCTGCCGATGCCGGAGAGAATGTTGGCCCGCTTCAGGTAATCCCACACCGGCGAACCAATTTCGTCCTGATAAAAACACTTCTCGCCGCGCAGTTGCTTGCTCAGTTCCTTCCACGCCTGGTCGAACGGGGTCTTGCCTTTTTTCTCGGACTCGAACACGCTGGGTGTGGTCTGCCAGGCTTCTTTCGGGAACACGTCGACCACGCGGGCTGCGATGGGTTCACGGTCGTAGAGATTCTGGTAGAGCTGGGGAGGAATCCAGTCGCCGTTTTGCGGATAACCGCATTCCGCTTCGATATTGCGGCGCGGGTCGATGAGACGGTTCAGGATCTCGCGCCGCATGCTGTAGGCGTTGGTGCTCAGCCGATCGAGGACGGCCTGGATGGTGCGCGGGTCCGGCGCCGGTGTGCGAAAGGCACTGTAGGGGTCGTGGGGCGTAGTATGGCCGTTGGCCGTGCCGTTGGTGGCTGGCGTCGCGGGGTTCGTGGACATGCGGTGCCGTTCCTGTTCTGCGACGTATCGTTATCTTATCACTGGGCCAAAGTTTTCACGCACCCCCAGGCCACAAAGCCACCAGCAGCGACTAGGTAAAGCAGCAGGAATACGAACGCGCCTTCGGACGCTTCATCGCTGCCGGTGCGATCGCGCAGGACCTTCTCAGATTCCTCAGGCAACAGGTGGCGTTCGAGCAATTCAGCGTGGAACATTTCGCCTCCGCTGTTTCCAGAGCAACGTTCGTTCGGAATCGCAGACCTTGCAATGTGTACTCCAGCCATCGGGCACCTTGGTGTTCCGATAGAAGTGCTCCGTGGTCGCCGGCTTGTCCTCGCCGCACCCCCGACAGCGCCTGTGCCCGTCAGGAATGGCCGGAGAGCGTTCGGCCACCCTACGATAGCCCAGCGCCTTCGCGAGGCGCAGAACTTCCGCCCACGACGGCCTCGGATTGACACGCCGCTTGTAGGTGTCCACTGCCAGAAGAAACTCTCTCTCCTCGTCCGTATAGTCGGCCCCGACAAGACACTCCTCGTCGGTGCGCGGCTCCATGACGACGGTGTTCATGAACGGAACCAAACGCCGGTGTTCGTTGCTCCTCGGCATCATTCACCCTCCCATCAAACCAATCCTTGTTGCGGTGTCCAGATGGTCGTTCAGCGCCCGCAACGCCCGCTTCACGTCGTCGAACAGCTCTCGCTGGCCTCGCTCGGTCGTCAGAAACCCTTCGTCCTCCGACACCAGCACGCTGAACCGTCCCGTGTACACCACGTCTCGCGTTGGCGATTGCTGGTTCTGGTAGGTGATGACGAGATCCTTCTGAGGCAGGATCGCCGGCAGCTTGCCGGGCGCGCCGCCGAACCAGTAGTTGCCGAACTCGTCTGCGTTGGGCAATTTTAGGCGGGTGTGGGTCATCGAAGATTCTCCCGAACAGGACCAGTGACAACAACGTCCGGCTGCACTTCCGCCTCAAGGATTCTCTGCAACGTCTGCGGGTTGATGATCGTGACTTCTTCCCAGACGATGCCAGCGACTAACTCTTGAATCTTTGCCATCTGTGCGTCGTTTACGACAAATTCAGCCCGCTGAATTGTGACATTTACACCGTGCACAGCACACCTCCCAGCCGCTGCGTTGGCGCATGTAACATGGCATGAACCGCCAGAACAAGGGCGTCCACCTCATCAGGAGAGCAGCCGATCAGCTTGTCCAGGTAAACCTTGCTTTCGTTCTTGGAGTCCGATGCTCTCTGCTTCGGCGGAACGAACAAGCGGCCTTCCTCGTCCGTCCAGTACGGAATCGGGGCCATCTGCCGACGCAGTTCCGTGTACTCGGCCGGAATCGCAAAACTGCGACCGTCTTCTCGTGACGGATCCAACAGGTCACGAAGGTCGCCATACATCTGGTGCCGAAGGTTCTTGTACGCAGCCCGCTCGCCTCTTGCCGTCAGCCGTTGCTTGACTGTGTGGCTGCCGTGCTTCGGTGGCAGTGCCGGTGACTCGCCGAACGAAACGCCGCGTACCCATTCGCTCGGTGGTTTTTGCATACCGCCGATACCGTTTTGCGTATTCAGGTGGGACACGATATTGTTGCCACCACCGCCTACGTCGATGCAAACCCGCGACGGATGAACGTTGTACTCGTGCATCAGCGCCCGCGTGCGTCCTTCGATGACACTCGTGTCCGGCGTCTTCATGCTCACGAGGACGATCAGGCCGAACTCATCGACAACCGCCCAGACCGTGCTCGAAATGCCCTGCCCTGGATCCAGCCCCATCGCTTTGGCGATTCGCCGCTGGCCGCGCAGCGAGTCCGCAAGCCGTTCCGCCCGATCCAGCCATTCCGAAGGGAACAGGAGCGAATCAGCCCCCTCGTAAAACGAGCCGTCCAGGCCAATGCACTGGCGAACCTTGTCCCAGTGCTTGCGCCGGTAGACGTAGCCCTTCAGCCCGTCTTCGTACTTGATTACCCCAGGAAGAATCACGGTGTTCGACGGCTTCTTGCCGCGGGCGATTTCCTCCAGCGCCAGCTTTACGTTGGGGCTGTCCTCGGCACGAACCCGAATGTTATACCGATGCATGCGCTGAACCAGTTCGCCGTTCCACCACTGCACTAGGTCGCCTTCCCCCGCAGGAATGTTGCCTTCCTTGTACGCCCGGCGCCACCAGTTGTTGCACTCGTTAGGGTTGCCGAACACGAACAGTTTGTTGGTCCAGCCCTCTGCGAAAATCTTCACCTTTTCGTCTACGCCAGACGCCTCGTCTACCACCAGCATCGTGAACTCGGCGTGGTGGCCAGATAATCCCTCGCCCTTCTTGCTCACCGTGCCGATCAGATAGCTCTTCGACGAGTAGCCCATCTCCGTCGCCATGCGGATGTGGTGGTACTTGCGAATCAGTGGACCGCCGTGTTCGGCATCGAGCACGCCTGTCTTGGACCGGTCCCACGGATAACTCGACTCGTTGATGTACTGGTCGATTTCGGCCCAGAGCAGATTGATGCTGTCGTCGCGAACGCTCGTCGTCACCACGCGGGCCTCGCGGTGGCACAGGATCGCCCGCAGGCACACGAGCGCGGCAACCTTGTCCTTGCCGGCCATGTTGCTCGAATAGACGTTCGTCTCGCCGTTGTGCTCGACGGAGTAGAGAATGTCCCACTGCTTGTCGTAGAGCCGGAGGTCAGGCCAGAGGAAATTGACGAACTGAAGCGGATCCCGCAGCCGTGCGGCCGTTTCTGGTGAGAGGTCAATGCCCGGAGCTACCGCTTCCATTGCGCTCGGTCGTTCCACTTTCCGCGACTGCTTTTATCCTATCGCCTATCTCGTGCTGACGTGATGGAGGGGCGAATAGTTTTTCCCAGGCAAAGACAAGAGGTTTGCCGTCCGGAGTCGTTGGGGCAATCTTGGTTGGCGCGTTCATTCCAAGGATCTTGCAGCGCATGCCTTCGATTTGCAGAACGCGGTCGATGGCGTTCAGATCACCACCGCAAGCTGCAGACCACACGCCCATGAGTAGCTTGTCAAGACGGGCTACCTCCAGTTCGATGACCGCCTCGGCTGGCTCGCGGAGCGATTCGGCAATGGCCACCAGCACGGCCTTGTGCGCGCCACTGGGACCGGCGTAGCCCAATTTTTGGGCGATTTGCCGGAAATCGGCACCAGCCTTGCGCAATTCGAGCGCCTGCCGCTGCTTTTCGAGCGCCTTCAGTCTACGTTCACTTGTTCTGGGTTCTCTGCCTGCCTGCGTCATGATCTGCCTCGCGTCTGTTCCCTATTCGCATTCTAGCGGATCAGTCAGCCAAACGTGGGGACAAGCCCATGTCGGAGAGACGTTGAAGCCCTATTGCGACGTAAGCATCATCCAGCTCAATTCCGCAGCATATAGTTCCCACTCGCTCGGCGGCGCAAAACGACGAACCGCTTCCAGCAAACGGCTCAAAGGATACTCCAGGCCAACACCGCATCACAAACTCTGGCAACTCTACAGGAAACACCGCAGGATGCTCGCACTCGTCTCCGCGTGCTTTGTGACGCATGATCCGTAAAACTGAATCGGGAATTTTATTGGCCTGAAGAAAGGCCTCAGCCGATGACCACCCCTTCATTGAGCCATCTTTCTCGCGGATGCCGGTTCCATGTGGCAACGTGATACTATCCTCCTTTTTCTCCACCCACTTGTCCGGGCGAACACTCTCGCGATTGAAGTGGAAAACGAATTCGTGAGATGGCGCGAGGCGACCATTCCAATCACCGGGAAGCCCAGGTCCCTGATCCCACACGTACCACCCGAACCGCCGCCAACCCTGCGACCGCATCCATTCGATCCATGGATTCCAATACGGCACCCACTCGCCATCACGATGAATCAGGCCGAGGTTCACCAGAACTTGCCCATCATCGGCCATCGGCAGATTCGCGAACACGCCGCACATCATGGCGAGCCAGTCTTGGACCTGCTCTTTCGCCTTCTCCCCGTAATCGCGCTGCTGGCCGTAGGGAGGAGATGTGAAGCACAGGTCGGCAACCTGACCATCCATCACATGCCCAACGTCGTCCTCGTTCGTCGAATCCCCGCAGAGTAACCGGTGCGACTTCCCTGGCACCGACTTTGACGGAATCACCCACAATTGCCCTGTTGCCGTCTGCCATCGTTTCTGAAGTTCCGCAGCTCGGTCTATTTGCGGCTCCGGCGCTTCCACTGGCTCCGCTTCCACCGCCACGCCGTTCTCTCGCCCCAAATCATCCAGCATCGCCCGAATGGCCTCGTTGTCGGTCTCGATTTGCGCCAGCAGCTTGCCTAGCGCTTCGCTGTCGGCTTGGGCCATGGATGCCAGCGGATCAAGGGTAGCCAGGATGGTCTTTTCCTGCTCCTCGGTCCAGTTGCCGACCAGGACAGGGATCTTGTCCGTGCCCTGCTCAAGGGCGACCTTCTTCCGCGCGTGGCCGTCGATCAGGCGATTCGTTCGGCTGTTGTACAGGCAGGCGCCAGCCCAGCCGACTTCAGCAAGAACTCCAGTCAGCGCGTTGATTTGCTCCGTTGGATGGGTGCGCCAGTTCGCGGGATTATCAGCCAATTCTTGCGGTGTGCGCCACTCCAAACGCAGTGGCATGTCCTGCGCCGATTCGGCTGCCTGTTTGCGCGTCCGTGCCGGACGTTTCTGCTTACGTTTGCTCATCCGTGGCCTCCCCTTCTTTTGACCTCATCTTCCGCCGCCTTTTCGCTGGCGAAGTTGCCCACCAGCGTGTCCTTTTCCTGATCGCCTTTGCTGTTCAGAACTACCTGGTGCAGTTCGACCCCTGTTGCCGTCTGCACAATCTGGAACAGGGGTCCGGCAGCACCTCGGCTGGTTCGCGAGTCCTTGGTTCTCTCGACGCGAAACCGGTTCCTGATCAATGCCAGCACCATACGCAACTCCTTGCGTGATATCCTTGTTCCTCGTAGACACTCCGCGTGTGCTCTGGACGCTTGGCTATCCTCACCAGGCAGGAGGCGTAGCGCCACGGTACGCATCGACAGCCTTTCGGTGCTCCTCGATTTCCTTCAGAAGAATCTGGCAAGCAAGTTCCTGGCCTCGATGCTCCGATGTCGTCCAGCGTCCTCGCCACTCCATCACCGCCTTGATGAGGCATTCGTTTGCATGACGGTAACAGTCCCGCTCTTTCGTGAGCATGGTTACTCGCCTTTCAGAATCTTATCGGCGGCAGCCTGAGCCCATTCTTCGTCAGGATGCCAACCGTCGTCACCAGTCATCGCGTTCGCACGCAGCCCCCGTATCACCCGCAGCGCCTCTTCGTAGCTGTCCAGGAGCGATGGGAGACTGTTGCGAGAGACGGCAATGAGATCACGGTCCTCGTAGCTGAATGCCTGTCCGACCAGTGGGAACGATGATCCCGTCGATCGCTGCCCACGCTCAAGAGGCTTTCCGTCTGCGTCAACCTGAGCGATGGTGCGACTTCCGCCCTTGCCCCATGGTGGCGGGCTAGCCTTCTCCAGCAGCTTCCGCAGTTCGTCCCGTTCGGCTTTGGTCGGGTGGGTCATGAGTTCTCCTTGTACTTGGCTGGGTGGTGGTTCACGCAATCCCGGCGCGCACAACACGCTTCGGATCGACTTGCTCAATAAACTCCTGTAGCTTGGCGTCATCACCCTCAAGGATCAGGGCCGCGAAATTGGCGTAGATCCAGCTTGAGTGAACCGCATAGCAAAACTCCCAAGGATCAAGCGATTGGTTCCCGACAACCTCGTCCCACGTCTTGCCAACCAAATCAGGATCGGCCGCCATCTTCAGAGCAAGTTTCTGAGTATCCGTCACGTTACGCTCCCTTCGTTGTCACCAACCTTTTCTCTTCTTCACGGCCACCAGCGCATCGTGAACCTGCTGGATCTCGTCCTCCCCGAACGTTGCCATCCAGTTGTTCTCCAGGTCCCACCAGAAGTTGATTCTGTTGTCGCCCAGCCGGTCCCCCCAGTACATGGCCTCCTTCATTCGCACCGGCCTATCCTTCGTGATCATGTCGAAAAACTCTCGAAGCGCGTCCTCGTCTTCCGTCAGACACAGCACCCACAGATGCTTGCCCTCAAACTCGATATTCGGCAGCGGCAAGAACCCAAGCTTCGGCAAGACGCCAATGATGCTCTTTAACGCTTTCGGCAATGCTCCAAACTCGAACTCGGACGAGCCCATGTAGTCGAATGCCACAAGAGCGTCGATCCCCGTGACTTCCTTGAGCGGCTTCAGTGTGCCGCGCTGAACCAGATATGGACTTTGCATCTCTACGCTCCTTTCGTTGTCACCATCTCCAGCAACCTCGCATACCCGCACACGTCAACCTGCGAATCCCTGTGAGCCGGCGAGTTCACCAGCCGCGCCAGTTTCAGCCCCATCATCATCAGGCACACCTGTTCCACCGATACCTCGTGGCCCAGCACTTCTCCCCAGATGGAAGCGATGCGCTTGAGGTTCGCGTCAGGAGAGCCGTAGATCTTGGCGGCTTCTTCGAGGATGGTGTCCTGTTTTGGCGGTTCGCTAACCGTCTTTCGCTCTCCTTCTCGGTCGATGCGAAGAATCGCGTCAACCCATGCCGTACCAACCTGCCCAGGTTCATTGCTTCCTGTGCAGGCCAACCTGTGATCCGCCGCGCGCGGACATCGCTTGTTACCACAGGTCGAACAGAGGATCATGCGCGTCGAGGCGATGGGAATGCCAAAGGCGGTCTTGCGTTCAAGGCACTTCACGCAGGCGTTGCAGTCGTCCTCCTGGCAGAGCCCAGGCGGAATGTCGTGGGGGCAATTCATGGTTTTTCTCCCCACGCAGCGTCGAGATGGATCTTCATCATTACGTCCATGCACTTTCGATATCTCTTCAGCCATGCTCGTCGCCTTTGCTGTAGTTCACGAATGGCCAACTCAAGTTCGGCTATTTTGGATTCTGCCGCACATTTTTCGTCAATGGCATCGTTCATGGTGGTCGGTAATTGCGTTGGTGGCCAATCGCTCATGGTTTCTCCTTGCAATTCTGGCAGTACACCATCCGCCCATATTGCGTCAGCACGTAGCCCTTCAGGTGCAAGCCGCGATCGACGATCGTCACTTCCTCGATCAGTCCGTCGCTGACCAGTTTCGGAGCGAAACGTCGCTGGGCCGCGCGAAGCTGAACGATCGGATACGGAGCCTCGCCCAGAGCATGGGCAATCTCGGCCTCGAAGACCTTCTCCAATACGGCGAGTTCACGGTCGCTCATTGCACTACCTACCGATAAGTCTGCCCTGAGCGTCGTAATCCGCGTGCAAAACGTCAGGGACAAACTCGACTGTCCGTGCCGATTCTCCATCAAGAAGTTTCAGATAGCCGGCCACGATGGTTCGCTTGTGAATAGTGATGGTTGCGCCAACGTCGATTTCGCTCACGACTCCCTCCCTGGGGCGCCAGGACCCGGAGACGACAACGCGCCGTCGTAAATCGTCAAGCCAACGATCCTCCCAGAGTCCATGCCAATGTGCGCCTGCACTCTGATCGTCCGCGACTCTGTATACGTAGTTTCATTATCGAACCATACTTCCCACTGCTTGCCATATTCGTTGTGGTGGCAGTATGGCCTGAACTTCCACCAGGGCGGGAAAGATGTCTTGATTGTCCACCACATGTAGTCATGGAACATGTGCGGCTTCCCAAAGCACTTGCGCACCTGCCAGGCCGACCACCAGAAGAACCAGATCGCCGATTTTGCTACATACTTCATGTCCGTTCCTCCTCAGGAGACGATGGGGGCGGTGATATGGTGAGATCCAAGCAAAGAATATCTGTTTCGCACTCTTCGCAGGCCTTCTGACGGTGCTGGGACTTGACCGCTTTCTCGTAGTCACCGCAACTGGCATCATGGATGCAGTACTCTTTCCAACGATCAGCATTCTTGCGGCACTCTTTCGCCGCGCGCTCCCGCATCTCTTCCTGGGCCGCTTGGCGTGCGTCAGCCTCGGCCTGGCGGATGGCGGCAGCAGCGCAGTTGATGCAGACCGTGCACTCGTTGCACAGATCATGCCCTGGGCACTCGTTGCTTGCTTTGGCCGCTCGCTGCTCTGGCGTCACTCTTGCGGCATCCTGGGCCGCCTGGCGTGCGGTAGAGACGGCCTTCAAAGCGGCGTCTCGCTGGGCTATCGCAGTTTCCACTCGTGGCCGTTCTCCATTCCGCTTGGCAATGTACGCTTCCAGTTCGGCGATGCGCTGCTCAAGTGGCTGGCGTGCGTCAGCCTCTGCGGCACGGATAAAGTCGCGAACCTGAAGCCGCTTCTCATTGCCCCATTCTTCATCGTCCATGTAGCGATGGCCGAAGAGGGCTACGCATATTTCAGAGACGCGTCGGTTCTCCTCCGGGCTCGGCTTCCGTTCTGGTTGTGTCGGTGTCATCGTCAGT